ATTAATTGATATTGCTTATGATTTTAAGTTGTATAGAAAGATGGATAATGTTAGTTTAAGATCATTCTGTACAAATAATAATGCTGCATATGTAGCAGTAGAAGAAACTTATGGTGATCACAGTTATAATGGTCACGCTAAAAAAGATGAGTCATTTAGAAATGATATGACCAACTTTGGTATTTTGATGGAAATTAGAGGTATTGATAAACCATTTAAATGGGCTAGAGAATTAGTAGGTAAAGTTCAAGAAAATAGTACAGGTTTATTCTACAGTCCTAGTAGAGAACCCTCAATCACATCAGAAGGAGTAGATGTATCAGCTACTAAAATAGAAAATTTAGATGTAGTTAAAGATGCATTTCAAGGATATTTTAAATATATTGATGATTTTATCAATGATATGAAATTAGTATTTCCTACGTTGAAAGACGATTGGGGAATCTATGTACCTGAGGTAAAATACCTAGCTCCTGAACCATTAGTTAATTATTCAGATCTATCCTTAACTAAATTCCCTGATGTGCACTTTGTTGGTGATGCGTTGTCAGCAAGAGGGATTTCGGTATCAGGGGCCCATGGTACACTTGTTGCTGAAAAAATCTTGGAAAACTAAAATAAATTACGTATATTATGAATATGGAAAATAAATATGATGAATGGCCTAAAAGCCAAAGACTAAAAAAAGCTGATGGTACAATAGCTTATATTTGGGATAATAAATTACATAACTGGGATGGTCCTGCTTTAATTCCAGAAGGTAATGAGAAAAAAGCAGAATATTATCTTTATGGTATCCAATATACTAAAGATGCTCATAAAGAAGCAATTAGAAATCAAACGGGGCTTCCTTGGTATAAACAACCAGCACCTAAAGGACAAAACCATAGAAATTAATGAAGAAAAAAGCAGTTATAGTAAGTGGTTATTTTAATCCTTTACATAAAGGACATATAGAATACTTTCATAATGCTAAATCATTAGGAGGAGAACTTTGGGTTTTAGTTAATAATGATAAACAAAGGGAATTAAAAGGTTCTAAAGAATTTCAAAATGAAGATGAAAGATGTTTAATAGTTACTGAATTAACAGTAGTAGATAGATGTATATTGTCTTTAGATAAAGATAGGACGGTTGTGGAATCATTAAAATCAATACACTATCAATTTAATGATGAATATGATTTATTCTTTGCTAATGGAGGAGATCAAAATAATGAAAGTATTCCAGAAAGCGTGATTTGTAATGAATTAGGCATTACATTGATAGATGGATTAGGTGATAAAATACAATCAAGTAGTTGGTTATTAAATAAATAATATGAAAATAGGTTTATGTGGTACAATGAGTGTAGGTAAAACTACATTAGTAAAAGCGTTACAAGAATTACCTGAATTTAAAAATTATAAATTTGCTACAGAACGTAGTAAATATTTAAATGATTTAGGTATTCCATTAAATACAGATTCAACATTAAAAGGACAAACAGTATTTCTAGCAGAAAGATGTGCTGAGTTAATGAATGAAGATATCATTACAGATAGAACAATATTTGATGTTATGGCGTTTACTATGAATGCAAAATCAATCGGGCATTATGATAAAGAAATTTTTGAAAGTTATGCAAAGGAATTTATTAGAGAGTATGATTATATTTTTTATATTTCTCCTGACGGCATTCCTATTGAAGACAATGGGGTAAGAGAAACAGATGAGCATTATAGAGATATAATTGATTTTTCTATTGTAAGTTTAATTAGAAAATATGGTCATATGGTTGACAATATTGAAACAATAAAAGGTAGTACAGAGGAACGAATCGAACAGATGTTGAATGTTATAGAATTTTAATATATTTATAATAAAAAATATTATATAATGAAAAAGTCTGAATTAAAATCATTTATAAGAGAAAATATTATCGAAACCCTCAGTGAAGAAGTGCCATCTAAAGATGAACTTGATGATATTGAAGCTACGATAGATCGTATTGCCGATAAATCTAAAGAACTTGGAATTGAAGAAGTTGATAGTGATGAAGATGATAAGGATGCAGTTAAAGGTGCTAAAGCAGCTAGAGGTAAATTTAAAAAATTAGATTTAGCAGTTCAAGATTTAAAAGATTTGGAAGCAGAAATGAGAACTTTAGCTAGAGACTATAGTAAAGCAAAAGGTGCTGATAAAGAAACTATACTAGCTCAATTAAAAGTTAAAACTAAAGACAAAAGAGATAAAGAAGCTTTAGTTGCTAAATTAGAAAAAGATGTCGTCTAAAGAAAGGATAATCTCCTATAGCATAATTGTTCTTTTACTAGGTACCCTAATTTATTTTGTATTTTTAGGGAATGAAAAGTATGTTGAGGATTACAACATTAAAATTGAAGCTTTAGAAGCTAAAGTTGATTCTCTACATAGCATAAATGATGATTTAGTATTTAAAATAGATACTTTAAATCAAGAGATTGTTAAATTAGACAAAGAAATTATAACACAAGATAAAAAGATTGTCACATTAAAAGTTAAAGTAAATGAAAAAGTTAATTCTGTTGATAATTTTAATGACAATGAGCTTGAGCAGTTTTTCACAGAGCGCTACAGACAGTACCTCGATTCAATTGCAAAAACCGATAGCTCGTCTAGTAATTAAAGACTTAATAACTGGTGATGGGGCTAAAGAAGAACTATCATTAGTAGAACAAAAAATTAAATTATTAGAAACTAAGATAGTTTTTAAGGATAGTGTTATATTAAATTTAAATGAAAGGGTTACAAATTTTGAGAGTATAATGAATACCCAAACAGACCAATTATCATTATCTAAACAATTATCAGATAGATTACAGGCAGACTTAAAAAAACAAAAAGTAAAGACTAAATTAACAACCGGAGCTGGAATTTTAGTTGCCGCGGGTATTTTAATACTAGCAAAATAATATGGCTGGAGATTTAAAGAAAGTAATAAGACAAGAATATCTAAAATGTGCAAAAGATCCTGTACATTTTATGAAAAAATACTGCTATATTCAGCACCCACAAAGAGGACGTATCCAGTTTAATTTATATCCATTCCAACAAAAAGTATTAAAATTATTTAGAGATAATCCTTATAGTATAGTACTAAAATCTAGACAGTTAGGTATATCAACATTAGGTGCTGGTTATTCTTTATGGTTAATGACTTTCCATAAAGATAAAAATATTTTATGTATTGCTACAAAGCAAGAAACAGCTAAAAACATGGTTACAAAGGTAAAATTCATGTATGAAAATTTACCTTCATGGCTTAAAATTGATGCAGCTGAAAACAACAAATTAAATTTACGACTTTCAAATGGGTCCCAAATTAAAGCAACATCCGCAAGTAGTGATGCTGGTAGATCAGAAGCAGTATCTTTACTACTAATTGATGAGGCTGCTTTTATTGATAATATTGGAGAGATTTGGGCTTCAGCTCAACAAACACTAGCAACTGGAGGTGGTTGTATAGCATTAAGTACACCTTATGGTACTGGTAATTGGTTCCATCAAACATGGACTAGAGCCGAAGGAGGTGAAAATGAATTTTTACCTATTAAATTACCTTGGTTTGTACACCCTGATAGAGATGAGGCATGGAGAAAAAGACAAGATGAATTATTAGGTGATCCTAGAATGGCAGCTCAGGAATGTGATTGTGATTTTTCAACATCCGGTGACATTGTATTCTATCCTGAGTATATTGAATATTATGAAAAAACATATATAAAAGATCCATTGGAAAGAAGAGGAGCAGATCAAAATTTATGGGTTTGGGAATCACCTGATTATACTAGAGATTATATGGTAGTAGCTGATGTATCTAGAGGTGATGGTAAAGATTATTCTGCATGTCATGTAATTGATGTTGCAAACAATGTACAAGTAGCTGAATATAAAGGACAAATAGGTACTAAAGAATATGGTCATTTATTAGTAGGTTTAGCTACAGAATATAATGAAGCATTATTAGTAGTAGAAAATGCAAATATAGGATGGGCTACAATTCAGGTTTGTATTGATAGACAATATACAAATTTATATTATTCTCAAAAAACAGAATCCAACAATGTAAATTCATATTTTGATAAATATCAAGATACATCTAAAATGGTTCCTGGGTTTACAATGTCATCAAGAACTAGACCTATGGTTGTAGGTAAATTTCAAGAATATTTAAGCGATAAAGGTGTTACATTTCAATCTAAAAGATTAATAGAAGAAATGAAAACTTTTATTTGGAGAAACGGTAGACCAGAAGCACAATCAGGTTATAATGATGATTTAGTAATGGCTTTTGGGATAGCTATGTACATTAGAGACACAGCATTAAAATTTAGACAAAGAGGAATAGAAATAACGAAAAATTCGTTAAATAATATGTCAGTTAATAGAACACCATATCAAGGAAGTTATGGAGGAAAACAACAAGTACGTAATCCTTATAACATTGACACAGAACATGGTAAAGAAAACATTAATTGGCTCTTATAATTAATATTTATAACAATAACTATATACAAAATGGCTAATACAAGCATATTTTCAAGATTACAAAGATTATTTTCAACAGACGTTGTTATTAGAAACGTTGGTGGAAATCAAATAAAAACAATCGACTCAGGACATATTCAAGCAAGTGGAGAATATGCCACAAATTCATTAGTAGATAGATTTAATAGAGTTTATTCAACAGCACCTTCATCTTTATATGGTGCACAATTTAACCTTAATTATCAATACTTAAGAACACAATTATACTCAGAATATGATTTAATGGATACAGATGCAATTATTGCTTCTGCATTAGATATTATAGCTGATGAATCAACACTTAAAAATGATATGGGTGAAGTACTTCAAATTAGAAGTTCAAACGAAGACATACAAAAAATATTATATAACTTATTTTATGACGTATTAAATGTAGAATTTAATTTATGGATGTGGATACGTCAAATGTGTAAGTATGGTGATTTTTTCTTAAAAATGGAAATTGCCGAAAAATTTGGTGTTTATAATGTAATACCTTATACTGCTTATCATATTGAAAGAATGGAAGGGTTTAATCCTGATAACCCAGCTGAAGTAAAATATAGATGGAATCCAGATGGTTTTGCTGGTGGTTCTTACGGTTACTATAATGTGCCAAATATGAATAATAATCCTGATCAAGATACAGGAGGTATTACTTATGACAATTATGAAATGGCTCACTTTAGAATGGTAGGTGATGTTAATTTCCTCCCTTATGGTAGATCTTATATTGAACCAGCTAGAAAATTGTTTAAACAATATACATTAATGGAAGACGCGATGTTAATTCATAGAATTGCTCGTGCACCAGAAAAAAGAGTATTTTATGTAAATGTTGGTTCTATACCTCCAAATGAAATAGAAGCATTTATGCAGAAAACTATTTCAAACATGAAACGTACTCCTATGATGGATGAAAGAACTGGAGAATATAATTTAAAATATAACATGCAAAACATGTTAGAAGATTTCTATATACCAGTTAGAGGTAATGATAGTGCAACTAAAATAGATACTACCCCAGGTTTATCATATGATGGTATTCAAGATGTAGAATATTTAAGAGATAAATTATTTGCAGCACTTAAAATTCCTAAAGCATTTTTAGGATATGATGAAACAACAGAAGGTAAAGCAACATTAGCTGCTGAAGATATTAGATTCGCTCGTACAATTGATAGAATTCAAAGAATTGTACTATCAGAATTAAATAAAATAGCATTAGTTCATTTATATACTCAAGGTTATACAGATGAAACATTAACTAATTTCGAATTATCAATGACTACTCCGTCAATTATATTCGAACAAGAAAAAGTAGAACTACTTAAATCAAAATCAGAATTAGCAGGTTCATTATTAGAACAAGGATTAGTACCTTCAGATTGGATTTATCATAATGTTTATCACTTTAGTGAAGACCAATATGATGAATATAGAGATTTAGTTAGAGAAGATGCTAAACGTAAATTCAGAAATGAACAAATTGCTGCAGAAGGTAATGACCCAGTATCAACTGGTAAGTCATATGGTACACCTCATGATTTAGCTTCATTATATGGATTAGGTAGAACACAATCAGATCCAGCAAATGTGCCAGATGGTTATGCTAAAGATGATCCTAAATTAGGTCGTCCAGTAGATTCAATTAGTAGTAGAGGAAAACAAGATAATAATTTTGGAAAAGATCCTTTAGGTGTAAAACGAATGAAAGACACAGATAAAAATGATGGTGATGGAAGACCAGGTCTTAGAGAATTTGAAAGCCCTAAAGTAACATTAATGAAGAATAAAGATCTTTTTAAAAAATTAAATAAAAAACAATTAGTATTTGAAGATGATAAGGACGATACTTCATTACTTAATGAATCTCAACTAAAGTCCTAATATTTATAAATAAATATATTTTTTGATGAAAATAAAACACTCAAAGTACAAAAATACTGGTATATTATTCGAATTATTAGTAAGACAAATAACCGCTGACACACTAAAAGGTACAGATTCTAAAGCAATTGGATTGTTAAAGGAATATTTTGTAAAAACTGAGTTAGGTCGTGAGTATAAGTTATATGAATCAATAATTAAATCTAAAGTTTTAAATGAAGGTAGAGCTAATAGTTTTATTTCTACTATTTTAGAAAATTCTAAAAAGTTTAATAGAACAGCCCTTAGAAAACAAAAATATAGTTTAATTAATGAAATTAAAAAACATTATAATTTAGAAGCTTTCTTTGGTTCTAAAATATCTAACTATAAACAAATAGCAGCTATTTATACTTTAATAGAAAGCCATAATAGTAAAGAAGTAACTAATATTGATCAAATTAACGATAATAAAGTTACATTATTAGAATATTTAACCAAACAAGAAGTTAAAAAAGAAGTTAAAGGTGACGTCTTAAATGAATTCTCAGAATATGATAAAGATTTAAGACAAATTACATATAGAGTTTTACTTGAAAAATTTAATGAAAAATATGATGGGTTAAGTACAGAACAAAAAGAAGTACTTAAAGAATACATAAACTCAGTTGATTCTAATCCTTCATTAAGAAATTTTTACAATAGTAAAGTACAAGTATTAAAATCTATTCTAAGTGAAGAATCAAAAAACATAAAAGATAAAGCTACTAAAATTAAGATAACAGAAGTAGCTAAATTGTTAACTGAATTAGATAAAGCAGAAAAAGTAGGTGATAATAATTTAGTTGATTTGTTACAATATTACGAACTAGTAAAAGAAATCCAAGTAGCAAATGCCGTACAAGTATAAACTTAAAGAAATGTCCAAAACTGCTTCACCTGAAGAAGCAGAAAAAGAACTAAAACGTAAACCAGGAGAAGATTTTGCGGTTGGTCAAGTTACTTATAGTGATGATGGGACAAGAAAATCAACCATAACTGATATAAACCCAGTAACAGGAGCTGTTAGATGGGAAATTACTCAATTACCTGGATTTGATAAGTTATATGATGAAATGGATGATTTAGTTGATGTAGCTAAAAGAGTTTATGTTAAAACTAAAGATGATAAAAAGTTTAGAGAATTTTATGAAGATGCTCGTAAACTAAGAAACAAAATTAGAACACATTTAAGAAACGAATACCCAGACGAATATAAAAATATAGTGGGTATAAATGAAGAAGATGTAGACGAAGTATCAATGTCTGGAGCAGCTGGCGCATATAATACACCTTATGCATTTGTAAGAAAACCTGTTAAATTAAAAGGTAAAAATAAGAAAAAAAGATACAAATACCAAATGACTAAACCATCAGGGTTAGTCGGGTATATGGATAATTCAGTTAATGAAGTAATTGATTTAGTTCATGTTTACGATAAAGATGGAGAAATATTTGGTACTGGAGAAATTGTTCAACAATTTAAGGACACAGCAAAAGTAAGATTTGACGGTAACTTTATGGGTACATTCCGAAATGATAGAATTAAACCAGTACAAGAAAGTAATGACCCAGGAGCAACATTAGGTCCAGGTCCTGCAGCAGGTCCAGATGGAGTTACTGATAGTGCTTATACAAAACAATTTAAATATAAATTAGTACCTAAAAATAAAAACGGTACTTACGTACAAAAAGGTTCAGGACTTGAAGTTAAGAAGCTTTTTTAATATGTATAACATGAAATATAAACTTGTCAAAGAAGAAGAAGATAAAGCTAAAGTATTTCAATCAGAAAGAGTTAATGCTTTTGATGAAATTGAAAATAAATTAGAGGCTTTAAAGAAACCTTTAAGACAAGCTAAAATTGAAACAATAAAATATTACAGAGAAAACCCAAAAAGTTTTGGGGTTGTAACTGGAACAGATTTAATTAAAGATTATATCGCAGATATAGAAACATTATTAGAACAATAGTAAGATGAAAAAAAACGCAAATCAATTACATGATGAATTAACTCAAAAGTTAATCACAGAAAACTATGTTGATCTACAGCCAATCAATAAAATAGAACCAACGGAAAAAGAAGGTTGGGAAGCTAAATACTTTAACTTTATTAACGAGGCAGGTGAAAAATCACTTAATCCTATCGTTAACAACGATATGAAAGTTAATACTAAAGAAGAAGAAGAAAAAATTAAAGCTGAAGAGAAAAAAGTAGCTAAAGAAGTTGAAAATATTGCTTCACATAATTATGATTATTCTCCTAAAGTAGATAACATTAATAATGTTAATGCTCAAGAGATGATGAATGGTGTTTATTGCGAAATAAAAAACAACCCAGAATTATCATTAGAAGAAGCACAAGCTAAAGTAATTAAAAACTTAGCTAAAGATTCTTTACATTATGTAAAAGAAGGTCAATTTGGAGTTGAAGGTTTAGGATACCAAGAACAAAAAATTGAAGAAAATGATGGTGAAACTTACGGGGGTAGTGGATACAGTGAAAAATTAAAAGAAGGTGATTCTGAAATGCAACCAGTTAAAGAATCAATTGAAGATAAAGTTACTAAAGTACTTAAAGAACACTTCCAAGGAATTTCAACTACAGGTAACCCAAATAGCTTTGCAGCAATGTCAGCTGAAGTAATTAATAAAATGTTAGAGGAAAATGGTTTAAATGAAAAACCTAATTCACTAGATTTATTTATGGAAGAAAATAAAGAAAAAGATCTTCCTATGGATGAAGCTGATGCAGCAAGACAAAAAGCAATTGAGTCATCTCAAGAAGCAGCAGGTATGGATGAAGAAAAAAGACCTGACTACCCAGATGTAGATGGTGATGGAGATAAAGAAGAATCAATGGAAAAAGCTCTTAAAGATAAGAAAAAGAAAAAAATGAAAAAAGAGTCAATCGATTCCAAATTAGCTGAAATAGGTAAAGAAGCTGAAGCTGTTAAATTAGAAGCTCAATTAAACTTTTTACATGATTTTATTGCTGAAAAAGTAGAAAGAGTTAATTCAATTAATGAAGATGAAAATCTAAAAGAATTAATTGATAAAGCTAAAATGAAGCAAATGCAAAGAGAAATCAAGCTTTTAGAAAAGAAAAAAGCTAAGATGGAAAAATTGTATGAAAAATCTTGTGGTAAAAGATATAAAAAAGAAGAAATGGTTGATGAAACTACAGAAGTAGATGAATCATTTGATAGTGTAGTTGATAAAATCATGGATCAAGGTAAATCAAGAGAAGATGCCGAAAAAATAGCTGGTGCAATTAATCGTGATTACGTTGGTAATTACAAAGACTAATTAAGTTACTATATGAAGACATTACTAATTGAAACGCATGCGTTTAAGGCGTCACCCCAACAACTAACAGAAAATATCTCTTCTGATGGAAATTTATTAGTTGAAGGTGTTCTAGCAACAGCTGAAGTAAAAAACGGTAATGGTAGGTACTATGCTAAAGAGTTATGGGAACGCGAAATGGATAAGTATAATGAACTTATCGAACAAAGACGTTCAATGGGAGAATTAGACCACCCTGAATCATCAGTAGTAAATTTAAAAAATGTATCTCACTTAATTACAGAATTTTGGTGGGATGGAGATAATGTAATGGGTAAAATAGAAATTTTACCTACCCCTTCAGGTAACATATTAAAAGAAATAATTAAAAGTGGTGTAACAGTAGGTGTATCATCTAGAGGTATGGGTTCATTAGAACAAAGAGGTGGTATGATGGAAGTACAAGATGATTTTGAATTATTATGTTGGGACTTTGTATCAACTCCTTCAAACCCAGGTTCATATATGCATGAAGTAATTAAAGAAGGTAAGGCACCACAAGTATATGATTATACTAAAGTAAATCAAATAGTAACAGAAATTCTCTGTTCTAAAGGCTCTTGCCCAGTTCTTTAATTTTTAATAAATCTACATATACGTATAAATGTAATACACCATGAGTATCTTTATATGGTGTGAGTAATTAATAATTTCTATTACGATTCTTAATAATCGTATTTCACAAACTAAATTTTGGGATTATGGCAACAAATAATTTGCTAACTGAAGCAATCGCCGATGCTAAAGCCATTAGGGAAACTGCAATCGCGAATGCTAAACTTGCTCTTGAAGAAGCTTTCACTCCCCATCTTAAATCTATGCTAGCTGCAAAGTTAGATGAAATGGATAAAAAAGATGAGAAGGAAGTAAAAGAAGAAGAAGAGAAAGTTGAGGAAATGGATGCTGTTAGCTGGAACGACAAGAATAACCCAAGTCGAAGTGACTCAGTTACTTTAAAAGACCCTAAAAAGGTTGGACAAAGTACACCTAATTATTCAATTAATGAGGATGAGGAAATCGATGAGGAAATTGATCTTGACGAGCTATTAGCTGAGCTTGATGATTCTGATAAGGTAGACGAAAACAAACGTACTGACGCTGAACAAGAAGGCTATAAGGACGGATTCGAAGACGCTAAAGACGACATCGAAGCTGAACTTAAGAAAATGAAAGTATCAGAAGAAAAAGAAGACGACAAGAAAATGGACGAAGCTAAAAAAGCTGAAGACAAAGACGACGTTAAAGAAGCAAAAGACGAAGACGACAAGAAAATGGACGAAGCTAAAAAAGCTGAGGACAAAGAAGACGTTAAGGAAGATGCTAGAACTGATGCTGAAGAAGAAGGCTACTTGGATGGTATGAAGGACGAAAAAGAAGACATGGAAGACGATATGGACGATGAAGAAATCGACCTAGAAGACATGTCAGAAGACGACCTTAAAGGATTTATCGAAGATGTCATTAAAGACATGGTCGCTGATGGTGAAATTGAACCAGGTGACGAATTCGTTGAAGACGAAGTTGAAGTTGAAGACGTTGAAGACATTGAAGTTGAAGACGACGTAGACGTAGACGTAGAAATCGACGAAGCGAAAAAAGAAGAGTTAGACGAAAGATCTAGAGTAAAAGGTGAAAAGGGACCTGGAAACGAGGATGGTGACAAAGATGACACTAAAATCGAAAAGGAAACTGAAAAAATGAGATTTAAAGAAGAATTAGAAGACGCAATCGCTCAAGTAAATGAGTTAAAAGCTGAACTAAACGAAGTAAATCTATTAAACGCTAAATTACTTTACACTAACAAAATCTTTAAAGCTAAAAACTTAACTGAAAGTAAAAAAGTTAAGGTATTAAAAGCGTTTGACAAAGCGAAAGATGTTAGACAAGCTAAAACAATTTTTGAAACATTATCTGAAGGTTTATTAGATAAATCTCCAATTAATGAATCAATCAAAAAGGGTGCAGCTTCAAAAGCTAGTGGTTTAGAACCAAAAGCAGCTAAACAGCCAATCATTGAGTCAAATGATGTGTATAACCGTATGCGTAAGCTAGCCGGTTTATTGTAAAAAACTATTATTAACAATTAAAATTAGAAAAAATGAGTTTAAATTCTCTTTTAGAAAGTGCTAACCCTTACCAATCACTACAGAGTGATGCAGCTAAATTAGCTGGTAAGTGGGAAAAGACAGGTCTATTAGAAGGTTTAGAAGGTGCCCACAAAAATAACATGGGTATTATTCTTGAAAACCAAGCTAAACAACTTGTCGTTGAGCAAAGTTCAACTGGTGGAGGCGCTGCTTCTTCAGGAACTTTCCAAAGCCAAACTGCTACTAACATTGGTGGTCAGTGGGCTGGAGTTGCTTTACCATTAGTAAGAAAAGTATTTGGACAGATCGCAGCAAAAGAATTTGTTAGCGTTCAACCAATGAACTTACCTTCTGGTCTAGTATTCTTCCTAGATTTCCAATATGGAAACGACAAATCACCATTCAAAGCTGGAAACAGTTTATATGGTAATACTACTGCAGATACTGCTCCTTTTGGTAACACAAACCAAGGTGGACTTTATGGTGCAGGTAGATTTGGATATTCTGTCCAAAATACACAATCTATGTCAGGTGTAACTACTGTAGCAAACGCTACTTGGAAAGATATGGATTATGATTCTGATTATTCTGCATCAATCGCTGCTGATAACGTATATGTAAAAGTTGGAGTTCCTACTGCTTCTTTAGCATATGGTGATTTCAAAGGTGTAGCAGGATTCCAGTTATTCTCAGGTTCACAAGCTAACCCAGCTTCTGATAACTTGAACTTAACTGTAACAGGATCTGCAGGACACCAATTATCTCAATTCACTAGATACGAAGGTGAAGGACACGTATACTTTATCGTACCTTCTGCTTCATTAGCAAATGGTGGAACTGAGGTAGCTAACGGTGACGTAGTATCAGTAGTATATCAAATTCAACCTACTGACAAGTACAGAGGTGACTTTGAAGCTGGAAACCCAGTACCTAACGCTTACAACAACGAAAGCGGATCAGGTGTAGCAGCAGGATGCTGCCCAGAGCAAATCATTCCAGAAATCAACATTCAGATGAAATCATCTGCTATCGTTGCTAAAACTAGAAAGTTAAAAGCTGTGTGGACTCCAGAATTCGCTCAGGACTTAAATGCATACCATGCATTAGACGCTGAGGCAGAATTAACTTCAATCTTAAGTGAGTATATCTCATTAGAGATTGATTTAGAAATCTTAAGTATGTTAATTGATGACGCTGCTGCTGGAACAGAAGTATGGTCAGCTGTTAACAACAGATCAATTGTACACTCTTCTGGAGCTACAAGTGATTTAAATTTCTACAATTCACAAGGACAATGGTTCCAAACTTTAGGAACTAAAATCCAAAAATTGAGCAACATTATTCACCAGAAAACTCTTAGAGGTGGTGCTAATTTCTTAGTATGTTCTCCAACTGTAGGTACAATCTTAGAATCTATTCCAGGATTTGCTGCTGATTCAGATGGTGATGCTGCTAAAGCTAACTATGCATTTGGTGTACAAAAAGTTGGTTCAATCAACGGTAGATATAAAGTATACAAAAACCCTTATATGACTGAAAACAAAATCTTATTAGGATTTAGAGGTTCTCAGTTCCTAGAAAGTGGTGCTGTATTCGCTCCATACATTCCGTTAATCATGACTCCATTAGTATATGATCCAGATACTTTCACTCCAAGAAAGGGATTACTTACTAGATATGCGAAGAAAATGGTTAGACCAGAATTCTATGGTATTATCGAAGTGAATGGTTTAAATACTCTATAATTATAGATTAATATAAATCGAAATTAAGCCCCGCATTAGCGGGGCTTTTTTTTCATATTTATAATAATAAAAATAAATTTCATATTTATAACAAAATACTACTTATGAATGTACCAATTTATGATGGTTGCCCAATTTGGAATGCAGATTCAGTACCTTTTGGATTTTATAATGCCGATGCTGATTTTAGAACTGATGCTGTAAAAGTTGCAAAATTTGTCGCTTCTAGATTAGGATACCCTCTAACAGATATTGAATTACAATCTTCTTCTATGTTTACTGCTTTTGAAGAAGCTGTAACAACTTATGGTAATGAAATTTATGCGTATAAAATACGAGATAATCAATTATCATTAGAAGGATCGTCTACTGGTAGTGACTTAAATCATTCACTTATAACACCAAGTTTTGAACCTATTGTAAGATTAACAGAACAATATGGTGCAGAAGCAGGATCAGGAGGAAATGTTCCTTATTATACTGGTTCATTTAATTTAACTTCAAGTGTTCAAGATTATTCATTTTCAACATTTATGACAGCTAGTGGATACACAGGTTCACAATATGCTTTAGGTCTTGAAGTAAAAAGAGTATTTTATCAACCACCATTCCCAGCATCAGCAAGATATTTAGATCCTTATAATGGATTTGGATTTGGAGGAGCAGTAGCAGCTGGTATTGTTGGATTTGGAGGGTTTGGTCAAGGAATGGGTTATTTAATGGCTCCATTAAACTATGACTTACAAGTAATACAACAAATCGAAATGAATGAAATGGTTAGAATGTCTAATTATTCATTTGAGATTAAAAATGACATGTTAAGAATATTCCCTATACCAGAATTTAATCAAGGGGATGTAGATGAATATATTGCATCAGGTAGTTCTCTAATTGTTGGAGATAAAATACCTGCAACAACAGTTCCAAATGCAAGTATAGCTCAAACATCAGCAGCTACACCATTAACAGCAAAATCAGGAAGTGGTGCAACAGGAACAATAACAGGTAATGGTTCAGTAATTACAGAAATTACAGTAATAACAACAGGTAGTGGATATGTAGTAGATGATGAAATTACAATCACACAAACAACTTTAGAAGGATTAGGATTCCAATCAGTATCTGGAGATGCAGTATTTAAAGTAAATCAAAGTGATTTAAGTGAAGTTTGTGTAGCAGGAAAAGTTTGGTTTGAATATATTTTAAGAGATGAAAGAGTTTCAAGTTCAATTCAATTAATGCCTGATAGAGTAACTAATGTATCAAATACACCTTATTCAAATCCTGATTATAATCAAATTAATTCAGTAGGTAGAAGTTGGATATTTGAATACACATTAGCATTATGTAAAGAAATGTTAGGGTATGTAAGAGGAAAATATAGTAGTATCCCAATACCTAATGCCGAAGTAAATTTAAATCAAGGAGATTTAATTTCTGCAGCTACAGCTGAAAAAACAGCATTAATAGAAAGATTAAGAACATACCTTGATGAAACGTCAAGACAAGCATTATTAAATAGAAGAGCATCTGAAGCTGAATCAAAGATGGTTGAGTTACAACAAGTGCCCTACACAATATATATAGCGTAATATGGCAATGTTTACTAGACAAAGGGACTGGTCTCTTATGAGGCACCTAAATAGGGAAGTAATGGGTAATATTATTACTCAACAAGCAGCGGTCTACCAATTTCAGCTAGAACAAACAAAAGTAAATATTTATGGTGAAGCAGCTGAAGAAAAATATTATAATGGTCCTTTTTTATTTAATGTATTAATTAATAGATCAAATCAAGAATATGCTTTAAATGAAGAAGGGGTACAATTTGATCAACCTATTGAATTCTATTTTTTAAGAGATGATTTAGTAGAAAAAGATGTTGTTCCTAGAGTAGGAGATATTATACTGTATGAAGAAGCATATTATGGAGTACAAAGTACAGTAGCAAACCAATATTGGGGAGGTAAAAACCCAGATTACCCTAATAATGATTCAGATGGAGAACTTAATCCACTTAATCCTGGGTTAGAAGAATTTGGTAATAATGTATCAATTTTAGTTTCAACTTATTATATCCCTGCTGATAAAGTAGCGATTTCACCTTATCAAGAAAGATTCTAATGGCAAAACCAAGAAAACCAATACCAAAATCTCAATTAACTTTAAGCGAAAAGAAACATAGTGCTTTTAGTGGGATAGAAAATCGTGGAAGAGTAGGAAACCCTAATGACGCTAATATACCTAATAATCCAAATTATAGTGAAACAGGTATAGAACATAATAGATCATCTCAAATGAGTTTTAAAGATGATTCTACTAAACAATTTTCAGTAGGTGTTAAAGATATTGATGAAGCAGTATTTTATTATTTTGAAAATAAAATTAAACCTTTTGTTTATCAAAATGGTCAACGTAGAGAAGTACCTGTAATATATGGTGCTCCTGAGAGATGGAAATCATTTCAAAGAGATGGGTACTATAGAGATAAAAAAGGTGCTATTATGTTACCTATTATTGTTCTTAAAAGAGATACTATAACAAAAGATAGAACAGTAGCAAACAAATTAGATGCTAATATGCCTAATTTATATGGTGTTTATTCTAAACAATTCAATTCTAAAAACTTTTATAGTAATTTTGCTACATTAAATAATAGAAAACCAGTAGAAACTTTCCAAGTAGTAGCACAACCAGATTACGTTACTATGGAATATAGTTGTTTAATTCAAACTTATTATATGGAGCAACTAAATAAGATAGTCGAAGCGTGTGAGTATGCATCAGATGCTTATTGGGGTAATCCTGAAAGATATATGTTTAGAGCATTCATTGATAGTTTTTCTACAGCAACAGAATTAACAGCTAATAAAGATAGGTTGGTTACTGGAACATTTAATATTAGATTACGTGGATATTTAATCCCAGATACTATTCAAAAGGATCTAAATTCAACTAAAAAGTATAATTCTAAAGCTAAAGTTACAATAACAACTGAAGCTGTTAGTAATATTCATGACAGTGATGTACTTTGGAATCCGACTTGGGATGGTAGAAAAAGGGATTAATTTTAAACATTTTATTAATATTTATAACAAAATAAAAAATTATGTCAGTAATTAAGTTGCAAGAAGAAGAGTTGCAAACATTGAAAGAAATCCAAACTAAAAATAATGAGATTATTGTTAATTTGGGAACTTTAGACCTAGATATAGATGCGTTAACAACAAATCTTGAAAGTTTAAAAGAAAGAAGAAAAAATTTAAGAAACGATTTTAAAGACCTTAAAGCTAAACATGCAAAAGTTGGTCAGGAATTGACAGATAAATACGGTGAAGGTAATATAGAACTAGAAACTGGAGAATTTACTGCAATAAAATAGATTTTTGAAATAGTTTCTCATATTTATAATAAAACAATATTAAATATAATATAAGACAATGGCAGAAACATTAATATCTCCCGGTGTATTAGCAAGAGAAAATGACTCATCATTTATTGGTTCAAGACCAGTTACTTATGGTGCAGCAATTATAGGACCAGCAGTTATGGGACCAGTTGGTATCCCAACAGCAGTATCTTCTTTTTCTCAATATAAAGCTATTTTTGGTGGAACAGTAGAAAGCGGTAGCCAATATTACACATACCTAAACTCAACAGCAGCTCAAAATTACTTTGAACAAGGTGGCGAGTCACTATTAGTAACTAGAGTAGTAACTGGCTCATTCAGTGAAGCTTCTTCAAGTATCCATAATGCAGCTACTGCAGCAGGAACTTTAAATACTCAATTTAACGTTAGTGGTTCAATATCAACAAACACATCCGATGGTATAGTAGGATCTTACACATTAAACGCAGGTGATATCACAGGTGGTGGTGGAAGTAATAGTGCAGCAGCGGTAGTAGTTGTTGGTTCAGACCAAACAGTAACTAGTATAAAATTCACAGCAGGAACTGGATATGCAGTTGGAGAATACTTATCAATTCCTTCATCTACCATAGGTGGTACAACTAACGTAGAAGTACTATTAACATCCGCTGATATAATTACTGGTGTAGCATTTACATTATCTACTTTATCAGAAGGTAGTATTATGAATAACTACTCATCTACAGGAGATTTAGCTAACGGAGCTCTGCCACTTGGTACAGCTGATAACTTAAGATGGGAAATTCCTTCACAAAATACAGCATCAGGACAATTTGCTTTATTCATTAGACGTGGTAATGACGTTAATAACCAAAAAGCAATATTAGAGTCTTATAATAACTTATCAATGGATCCAACAGCTCCTAACTATGTAGCTAGAGCAATTGGAGATACTTACTATACAGTAGAACAAGATGGTACAGATTATTATGTTAAAACAAATGGTAACTATCCTAACAGAAGTGCATATGTAAGAGTTTCAAGTGTATTAACTCCTACACCACAATATTTTGACAATAATGGAAATGCTAAATCTTCATTCTTTAATAGCTTACCAATTGTAGCATCAGGTTCGTTCCAAGGTGGACAAGGTAGTAACTATGAAAACAATGATGCTAAATTTAACGAAAATATTACATCAACTAACATACAAGGGGTTGGTCCAAATGATTATACTCAATCATTAAACCTATTAACTAATACTGATGATTACCAATTTAATGTAATCTCAGCTCCAGGTTTAATTCACTCTTTACACGCTTCACCAGTTAATCAAATGGTTAGCTTGGCACAAAGCAGAACAGATTGTATAGCAGTAGTTGATTTAGTACCTTATAATTCAACAATCAACACAGTAACTACACAAGCAGGCGCATTTGATTCAAGTTATGCAGCTGCGTATTGGCCGTGGTTACAATCGATTGATCCAAGTACAGCACAAACTGTATGGAGCCCAGCTTCAGTGTTTATACCAGGCGTATATGCGTTTACAGACGCATCATCTGACCCATGGTTTGCACCAGCAGGTTTAATTAGAGGTGCTTTAGGAAATGTAATCAGAGCTGAAAGAAAATTAACTTCAGGTAATAGAGATACATTATATGAAGCAAATGTTAACCCAATTGCAACATTCCCAGGAAGTGGAACAGTAGTATTTGGTCAGAAAACATTACAGAAAAGAGCAAGCGCTTTAGATAGAGTAAATGTAAGAAGATTATTAATCTCACTTAAGAGCTTTATTGTACAAGTATCAGATAACTTAGTATTTGAACAAAATACAATTAGCACAAGAAATAATTTCTTATCACAAGTAAATCCATACTTAGAATCAGTACAACAAAGACAAGGATTGTATGCGTTTAAAGTAGTAATGGATGCTACTAATAACACACCAGATGTTATTGATAGAAATGAGTTAGTAGGTCAAATTTATTTACAACCAACTAAAACAGCTGAATTTATAATTTTGGATTTCAATGTTCTTCCAACTGGAGCAACATTTCCATCATAAAAACTAAAAAATAGAATATTTATAATAAAATAAGACAATAAAAATGGCAGTATTAGACCCAAACGAAATATTTTTTACAGCATTTGAGCCAAAACAAAAGAATAGATTTATTCTTTATGTAGATGGGATTCCATCGTACCAAATTAAAGGTATGGGAGCTGTAACATTAAACCAAGGTACAGTAGCTTTAAATCATATTAACGTTCAAAGATTTGTTAAAGGTAAATCTACATGGGCTCCAATTTCAATGACGTTATTTGACCCAATTACTCCATCAGGTGCACAAGCAGTAATGGAATGGGTAAGATTACACCACGAATCAGTAACAGGTAGAGATGGATATAGTGATTTCTATAAAAAAGATCTAACATTAGACGTACTAGGACCAGTAGGTGATATAGTATCTGAATGGATCATTAAAGGAGCATTAATTACATCAGCTGATTTTGGAGATTACAATTGGGATACTGAAAATGCTGCTCAAGAAATTTCTCTAGAAGTACAACCAGATTATTGTATCTTAAACTTCTAAGAAAAAAATACATATTTTATGAAAATAGCTTGGCTTTGCCAAGCTTTTTTTTTATATTAATATGTATAACTATAAAACACGTTATAAACTAAATAAAGATTATATGAGCGAATTTAAATTCCCAACGGAAGAAATTGACTTACCATCTAAAGGGTTGGTATATTCAAAAGAAAACCCATTATCTTCAGGTAAAGTAGAAATAAAATACATGACTGCTAAAGAAGAAGATATTCTTTCTAATCAATCTTATATTCAAAAAGGAACTGTATTAGATAAATTATTAGCATCTGTAATTGTAGATTCAAAAATTAATGTAGATGATTTAATTGTAGGTGATAAAAATGCACTTTTAGTTGCTACTCGTATTTTAGGATATGGTAAAAAATATGAATTTAGATTAATGGGAAAAACACATTCTGCGGATTTAACTGAAGTAGAAAATAAACCATTTGATGAGAAATCATTAGAAGCAGGTAAAAATGAATTTACCTATAAAGTAGAAAGATCAGGAGATGTGCTTACATATAAAATTTTAAATGGTAAGGATGAAAGACAGATCCAAAAAGAAATTGACGGGTTAAAAAAGTTAAATAAAGAAGGATCATTTAATTTAACAACAAGATTAAAATATATGATTCTGTCTGTAAATGGAGACTCGGAAAGAAAAGCTGTTAGAAGTTATATTGATAACCAATTCTTGGCAATTGATTCAAGAGCGTTCAGGGAGCACGTTGCAGACACCCAGCCAGATATTGACTTAAATGTCACTTCTGACGAAGGAGAGGAGGTAAAAATTCCTATTGGAATCGGGTTTTTTTGGCCTGACATCTGAGAACGCCCAGGAGGTAAGAATGAGCCTCTTTAAAAGCTTACATTCAATCATATTCCACAGTAAAGGAGCCTACGATTATTATACTATTTATAATATGCCTATATGGTTAAGGAAATTTACATTTAAAGAAATACAAGATTACTACGCTGAAGAAAAGAAACAGCATGATGCTGCTAGTAAGGGTAAAGGAAAACAAACATTAGTTAACAAAGATGGTAAAGTTAACGTTCCTGCCTTTGCAGAAGCAAGTAAACCATATAAAGGTAAAACAGGTTATAAGTAATAATATTTATAACATATAATTACCCTATATGAACAGAAAGGAAATAAAGGAGTTAGAGCAAGATATAAGACGACTCGAAAAACGACTCGATAAAAAACGTTCTATATTTGATCCTAAACAAATAGAAAAAGAACGAGCTTACTTAAAAGGACTTGAAAAAGAATTAGGTGATATAGAATCTAATTTAGAAGGTCTTTATGGTATATTTCAAGGTAATTTAGATGAAATAACTAAAACCAATGTAGCTTTAAATTCCTCTAAATCTGCAATAAGAGGCTTATCTAGCTTAGCCAGCAAACTTTCAACTACCTATAATTCTAATCAATTAATATCTGAAAAAGAATTAGACCTTACTAAGAAAAAAATAGCTCAAGAAAAATTACGATTAAGAACAGCCATAGCAACAGGAGAGCTATTAACTGAAGATGCAGCAGCAGCTCAGGATTCTATTAATAAAGCAGATGAATTTCTTGAAACTTTAAGAGATATAAGAAAAGAACAAGAGATAATTAAAGATACTTTTGGAGTAGGTATGTTTAGTACTATATCTAAAGTAGTAAAATCAATACCAGGTTTAAGTGGATTATCAGAACCTTTTGAAAATGCTGCTGCGGCAACAATAGAAACCGCTAAGCAGAATGAAAAAATGTTTAAAGGTTTAGATGAGAAGGAGAAGAAAAGACTAATAGATCAAAACATAGCCCATAACAAAAGGTTAGCTATGTTTGATGAGCTCAAGGCCCAAGGGCTGAGTGATGAGGAAGCACTTTCAGGTGTACAAGGCGAGAAAGGTGGTGAAGGTTTTAGTTTAGCAGATGTAGATACAGGAATGTTGCCCGAAGGAGAAATGAATGCTTTTGCGGCCGGTGCTAAAGAGTTAGCAAAAGGACTAAAAGACGCACTAGGTCCAGTTGCTGTATTTATGATGTTCTTTGAAGCTTTAAAAGAAGCAAATGTACAGGCAACTTACATGCAGAAAACTCTGTTAATGACTGAAAGAGAAGCTGTTTTATTTAGAACAGAGTTAAGTGAAGCAGCATTAGCATCAAATAATATAAATGTTACAACATCAAAAATATTAAAAACCTACCAAGCTATAACAGAACAGTTTGGATTTATATCAGGTTTATCAGCTGAAACATTAGCCACAACAACAAAATTAACAGAACAAATAGGATTAGAAGCTGAAGCAGCAGGTAGTTTAGCTATGTTATCTGCTTCAACAGGTGGAAATTTAGAGGACCAATTTAAAAACGCCCTAGCTGTAAGTCATGAAATGCAAGTTCAAGAAGGTGTTCAATTTGATCTAAGAAAATTATTAGAAGAAACGGCAGCTATTACGGGTGTTATGAGAGCTCAATTAGGAGCAAGTACTGAAGCAATGGTAGAAGCTGTTACTCAAGCTAAGTTATTAGGAGGAAGCTTAGATGATGTTGCAGGTGCAGGTGCAGCAATGTTAGATTTTGAATCATCTATTGCTAATGAATTACAAGCTGAATTGTTACTAAATAGAGATATTAATTTAGAAAAAGCAAGACAAGCAGCTCTAAATGGTGATTTAGCTACTTTAGGAAAAGAATTAAAAGAACAAGCAGGAGATTTCGAAGAATTCTCTGCTATGAATGTTATTCAACAAGAAGCCCTAGCAGCAGCAATGGGTATGCAAGCTGATCAATTAGCTGATATTTTATTCCAACAAGATATTCAAGGAAAAACAGCTAAGGAATTAAGAGCAATGGGTAAAGATGAATTAGCTACCCAATTAGAACAACAAACAGCTGCAGATGAATTTAATGCAACGGTAGATAAATTAAAAGATATACTAGTTGATGTATTTGCAGCATTAGAACCAATATTAGGTTTATTTACAGGAATACTTAATATTGTAACATTTATATTATCTCCACTTACAGCTTTAATAAATTGGGCTAACTCATTTGGTTCAGTTATGGGAACTGTAGTATCCTTATTAACAGCAGCAGGTATAGCTGCATTATTCTTAAATGGTACACTTACTTTAGGTATTGGTGTAGCTGTAGCTTTAGCAGCTATAGCAGGAGGTATGGCATACTTTAATTCTGAAATGGGTAAAGCAGATGATTTATTATCTGCAGGAGATGGAACTAGTGGGTATGGAAAAAGAACATTGATAGGTCCTGAAGGAGCAATAGCATTAAATAATAAAGATACTATTGTAGCAGGTACAGATTTATTTTCTAAAGGAGATGATATACTATCAGCACCTGCAGGAACTATGTCAATGGGAGATAATAATAAAGAAACAAATTCACTATTACGTGAGCTAGTTACACAAAATAAGAAGAAACCTCAAATGTCCCCTGTAGGATTATACGAGATACAATAATTTAATATTTATAATAAAACAATTAATCATGAGTCTATTAAACAAATTAACACAACAAGGATCTCAATTAAGTGGTTTAGATGGTCAAACACCAAACATTCCTGATTTTAAGCGATCAACATTGCATAAAGATTATTCTGTAAATAATGATCCAGATGCTGATGCTGTAAGACCTAGAAATGGTGTGTTACCACAACCATCAACTATGGATCCACAACAACCCCCAGTAAAGTATTTAGATAATTTACCTAGATAATTATGCCATTAAGGGATTTATATAGAGATAGCCAATTTGTCTCTAAACACTATTCCAGTGTACCTGGTGATACTCCAGGCGGTGGATGGAAAGAGAGACCACCCCAAATCTTCCCAATTGATGATGTAGAAGATGCATCAAAAACAGGCGGGCCGGATTTTTTACTGCGTGGAGGTTATCTTGTCCCTAGAAATATTCTTAATGACGGATCTAGATTACTAAGATTATTTGGTCAAACACGAGGAGCATTATTTACAATTAAACAAAATGTATTATCATTAACAAATGTTAATTCTTCTGTAGGATATGAAGAATATAATACTGAACAAGATAATAATGTATTAACTGGTTTAGCTGGCTTTATTTCTAATAATTTTGCTACAAATCAAGGTGTCTATACTCCCCTAAGCACTTTAGGACAATCAGCAGGAAATGCTTTAGGTATTCACTTAAATAAACAAGGACTTAATCCTTTAAAAAGAACAACACAGGGATCTCCTGATGGAAATTCACCTTTAGGATTACCTACTTATTTAAATACTATAGCTACTGATGGAGATGGAGGTAATAAAAGTAGATTACTTGGTTTAGTTGATAAAGTAATAACAACTGAAACACAAGGTCAAACATTATACAGTTATAGTGGAGGACCAGGTGCAACTTTAGGAGTAGGTAGAACTAATATTGATATGGTATCTGATCAAAGAACAGGTATCAATAATATTAATAAAAATCAACTACAATATACACCTACAACATTTGGTCTTTTAGAAGGTGACGATAGTAAACAAATTTTCTATAAGAAACCTAAATACATTTACAATTTAGTAAATCAAACTGATAGTGGTCCTAGTAGACCAGGAAAAGATTATACTCGAAGCCTTGGTGCTTCTTTAATTTATGGTTCTTCACTTGGAGTATCTGATATAGTTGAAGATTTATTTAGAGAAAATGAAGAATTAATAAGTGTATTAAATAACAATGTTTATTCACTTTCAATTAGTGAAGATGGTATAGTTACATTTAAATCTAATAAAACAGGTATCGCATTTAAATCAGGAACAGCTGGTTTAGATGTTGAAGTAATGGATCAGAAACAATTATCTGAAACTCAACCCACATCTATTACAAATATTTTACCAACACCTTATTATCAAATAGTTGCCCCTAATGGATCAAAACAACAACCTAAAGGTTTAGATTTAAAATCTACTGATAATAATGGTAATACAATACCAAGCGAAAATAGAATTGAATCAAGAGTAAATTTAGGTGATCCTGGTAGAAGAGGTAATTTACAAAGTTTTACTATAGGTAAATTAGGTTTAGATCAAGAAATTGCTGGTAGTAGCGCTAAAAGTAATAGCTCATATAAAAATGCAGTAGATAAAATTAATGCTTTCCCATTATATAAATCAAGCCAAGTAACAGCAGATAATGATAAAAATGATTTAGTAAAATTTAGAATTGGTGTATTTGCAAACGATGGATCAGGACAAAAAACATATGTACATTTTAGAGCATTAGTAAATGGTATAAGAGATTCATACACATCAGATTGGGAAGCTCAAAAGTTTATGGGTCGTGCTGAAAACTTTTATAGATATAGTGGATTTGATAGAACAGTTTCCGTAAATTGGACAGTAGCAGCTCAATCAAAACAAGAATTAATACCAATGCACCAAAAATTAAATTATCTAGCTTCAGTTTGTGCTCCTGATTATTCAAATCAAGGGTATATGCAAGGTAATTTAATATCTTTAACATTAGGTGGTTGGTTTCAAGAACAAGTAGGTATAATGAAAGGTATATCATTAGAAATACCTGATGAATCCCCATGGGAAATAGCAATACCAGACTCAAATAATATTTCTGTTATAAATCCTACTAGCCCAAATACAGCTATTAAAACTGACCCAAGTGTAAAAGAATTACCTATGATTGTTAATGTAACAGGATTTGACTTTATACCAATTCATAACTTTGTACCAAGAGTACAGGATAATGTATTTAATAGCAAAGGTAAATTAACTAGATTTGGTAAACAACATTATATAAGTTTAGCAGCAGCAACTGGTAACAATTATGATGGTCAAGGTGATAATATAAATTACATTCAAAAATAATGGGAAGATATTCATCAATTAATATAATAAGAGACAGAAAGCCTAACGCAACATCAGGCCCTAGACATTATCAAGGAACAAAGTATCCTGAGGTACCATTAACTAATGATGATATTTACGTTTACGCTGAAGAAGAAGATAGATATGATCAATTAGCTTTACAATATTATGGTGATTCATCTTTATGGTGGGTTATTTCTATTGCAAATGAATCATTATCACAAAATTCTTATTTTCCACCTTTAGGAGTACAAATTAGAATTCCTCAAAATATAGGAGCAATTCAGGTAGCATTTGAAAAATTAAACAATGGATAGTTATGTCAAACATAGTAGGGGAAAAATTTCAAAAGTACGTTAAAGGTCAAATCCAAGTAAGACAAGACTTATTAGGTAAGGGGTTTAATTCTGCTACTTTAAAACCTCAAGATCAACAATTAATTAATAATAGAAATGCTTGGTTAAAGTTAGCTTCTAGTGTTACAATTGGTGGAAATAGAGTTACCAAAGATGATGATGCTAATAAGAAAAAAGCTCTTACTGCTAATAGACGAAGTATACAAGGTCAAAATGCAATTTTTGATTCTGCTGGGGAACAAAGATTAATAGATATAGGATTAACTAACACAGGAGGATTTACAGGAGTACAACTAGCAAGTGATGCAGTTTTGTTTAATACATTATCATCACTAAGAGGTGATTCTTTTAGACAAAGATCAGGAATAAACCCAGGTAAATCAATATGGAATAATTCCTCTTATGGGTTAGGAGGAAATGAGTTTGGTATGGTACCAGCTCCAGGTTTAATATCTGCAAAAATTGATACTAAAAATAGAGGTTCACTTAGAGGTGCTGAGATTGAAATAATTGCAAATAATAAATTTCAGTTTGAATTAATAGAATTGCTTTATTTAAGATTAGGTTTTACTATGATGTTAGAATGGGGGTGGGATAAGTATAAAGCTAATGATGGATCTTATCAACAAATGGGTCCTACTATAATAGAAACAGATTGGTTTAGTGATTCTCCAAAAACTCAACTTTCAATGATGCAAGACATCAATAGTATGAGAAAAAAATATCAAGGAAATTATGATGGCTTTTTTGGAAAAGTATCTAACTTTTCTTGGGACTTTGCTCCTAATGGAACTTATAATATTACTTTACAATTAATATCTGTTGGAGATGTAATTGAATCATTAAAAACAAAAACAGTAGCATCTGTTCTTACTTCAACTGCAATCAAAAAAGATATTAAAGCAGCATATGGAGAAAATAACATTATTGAAGATAACGCTTTCTATGATGCAGAAAAAAGACAAGATGCGAAATCATTTAACATAAATTTAGAAGATATTACTTCTGATGGAGGTTCTACTATGATATCTGAAGCGGGTTCTAACCAATTTGCTCAAAGATTATACACTGATTTTTTAAATAAATCATTATGGGAAAATGAAAAACCAAGTGATTATTACAATCTAGCTATTAATTATGGAGAGGTTCAAAAATATTATGATAGAAGTGAAAAATCATTTGTGTATTCAAATAATTCGAAGTATCAGTATTATATGACTATTAAACAGTTTTTAACTTATGTAGAAGGTATTATTATTCCTAATCTAAAAATGCGTGGGGCAAAACCTGATAAAATTTTAAAAGTAGACATTAATGATGACATGATGATATGTGCTGCTTATCCATTACAAATGTCTATGGATCCTAGAGTATGTTTAGTTAATCCTGATTTTAATTATGATATATTCATTTCAACACCAGAAGAAAAACGAGAAAAAAGTCAATATATTGTTAAACCTCTTTTTCTAACTAATAGATTAAAACCTTTTATTAATAAAGAAGAATTAGATGGTGGTACAGTAATGTGGGGTAATATTTTAAATATCTATTTAAATTATGAGCATATATCTAAAGAATTAAAGAAAAGCTCGGATAAAAAAGGTAATCTAAATGTATTTAAATTTTTACAAGGGGTATTTGATGGAGTAAATGTAGCTTTAGGTGGACAAAATAATATAACAGTAACATTAAAAGATGATGTCTATATAACTATTACAGAACAAAATGTAATACCTGGGATTAATAGGATTCCTAAATTTAAAGATTTAGTAATCCAACCTGAAGACCCAGTAGATTTTAACTTGTATGGTTTTAATAGAAATGATGGTAAAACAAAAGGTAATTTTGTAACAGACTTTTCATTTGAAACTCAAATTACACCGGATTTAGCTTCTATGATTACTATTGGAGCAGCTGCAGGTAATAGTAACATTAAAAATTATGATGCTACTGCTTTCTCTAGTTGGAATAATGGGTTAAAAGATAGATATTCTTTAGAATATATGGATCCTTCATTTACATATGGAGATGCAAGTGATTTACTAAAAATAAAAGCATACAAACTTCTGACTAAAGAACAAGTAGAAACCTTATATAATGCTTTTAATAATGCATCAATAGTTGAGGAAGCAAGTGAACTGTTTGCAGATCCAACCGATAATAATACTCTTAAATTTACAAAACCAACAGAATATTCATACTCAGCAGCAGGAGCTACATTTAATGGTAGAAGAAATATACTAAATAGTCCTGTAATAAATAAAGATGTAAATAAAGTAAGTTGGGATGAATATTTAGAAGCAGCTAATGATCATATATTAACAGAAAGAATAAGACTATCAGATAACTACCTAACAACAGATGAAGCTTATGAAGAAGCAGAGGGTAATTATTTATTTTATTTAGTTCAAGCTTTTGGAGGAACATACATACAAAGAGGTGTTGAATTAAGTCTCCCACCAGAAAAATCATATTATGTAAATATGGTAGATACCCAAATTAGTAATGGTAAAAGTCTTTGGTCTGGTTTTGTTAATGATTTCCACCAACAAGTATTTATCCATACTGGTCAACCATCAAATACTATTGGTTTTATTCCTCTTGATTTACAAATTACATGTGATGGTATTTCTGGTATTAAAATTTACAATGGAATTAATATAGATCAACAATATTTACCTCCTGCATATCCAAAAGCATTATCTTTTTTAATATCATCATTAGGACATACTATAAGTGATAACAGCTGGAGTACAGAAATGGGGACAGTTTCAGTACCCGCAATTGAACCTACTGGTAGTTATGATGGTATATTAAATCTTCAAATGGTTGAGGATGGATTTAAAGTAGATGAAAGAATAACTAATGCGGTATGGGATGGAAAAACACCAAATGCAACACGTTTTGTAAGAGATTCTCTTTCGGCAGGAGCACTTGATTTTTTTAGCAATGAAGATATTCTTCAATTTAAAGGAGCAGATACATATAATATAGATGATGCAATTTATGTTAGGGATGTAGGAGAATTAGGTAATGGAGGAGATATAACAAGATTAACTGCAGATGTAGGAACAGCATTATTTGCAGAATTAGAAGACATGACTGAAGGTCGTGCTGGTGGAGATAATTATAGATTTAGAGTAACAGCAGGTAATGATTCCTATCATCAAGGAATTTCCCCAAATTCAAAACATACTAAAGGATGGAAATTAGATTTTACTGTTACAAGAATAGATAAACCAACAACCGCTAACGATATAAAATGGATAGAATTTTGTTTAAAAAGTTTAAGTGATAATTTTTATGAACCAATAGCAAATTATTTCGATATTATAGAGTGGGCTGAAAATGAATTTTATAATAATATTTACCCATTTGATAATAGTGTTAAAAAATTTAGAAACAAATATAGTATAGAAGTCCGTAATGAATACGATGTAGCGCAGCGAGTTGCAACAACAACAGGTGGACATTTTGATATTTGGATTAAAGATCAAACACAACAATGGAATAAAGAATTAAAGAAAATAGAAGATATAGCATAAAATGAACTATTTACCAAAATCACAAGTAGTAACTAATCAATATTCTAGTGGAAACGAATTTACACTGAATGGATCAGACTATGTTGGTCCTTATTATAAAACATCAACAGGTGAAGTTTATACTGGTAAAACCCCAAGTGACCCTAATTCAACTAAATTAGAACAATACCAACCAGGTGTAACTGATACAGAAGCAAATACTCCTAATTCAGTCCCATTATCGGGATCACAAGAAATATACCCAACATCTTATAACGAGTATTATTATCAATATCAAAATGCTTTAAAACAACCATTTAGATATAAAGCTTCATTACCACCAATTCCAAGCGTAACTTTCCCTACAGAAAAACAATATGAAGTTGGTGAATTTCAAAGATTCTTTTTAAAGAAAAATAACGAATCAAAATATATAGAAGTAAGTAAAGACACTTTTAATTTATTTACAGAACAAGATAGTAGTGTACAATGGGAACTTTATTCACCAATTAGAATTAATTGGGAATTAACTGGAGCCTTTGTTGACGTATTTAAAGTAAATAGAAACACAGTTAGATTAATTGAGCAAGAATATAGTCTTTATGGGTTTTATGCTTCATTTAGAGAAAAATTTGCAAAATATTATAATTTTAATGAAGGTGAAGGATTATTCACTGATGGAAGTGAATTTGTAAATAGAAGAACAAGAAAACCCTATAGAGGATTTTATCATGTTCATCCATCAAAAGGACCAATGATTGGGAAAAATCATATAAATAGTCCTCATGATTATTTAGACTTACTAGAAGATGAAGACGTAGGCTCTTCAATAAGAGCAAATATTCCTTCAAGAAGGAGTGGAGGTTACTAATTCTGGTCGTATATTTAATTATAAAAAAGGTTATAAATGTATTGGTTAGTAGAAGAAGACGATCAATTAGATATTTTATTAAATAGCGGTTATAAACAAGCTTTCATTGAGGTAATTCCTTATAGTTACAATGTTCATCCCGTAGAAAATCTTGTGAGTTTGGTGTATATTAGACCAATAAATGCAAGTAAAGGCTATATGTTATGTGTTTCACATAGTGAAACTTTGAGTGTGTTAAAAACGCGTATAGACCAATTAATAGATAATTTTGATATTTTATTTTGTCGCGATAAAAAAGAGATGTTACATTATTATCCAAGCAAAGCTCTTTACGACATAAATGTGCCTCCTACTACGTATATACGACCATTAACCAAAGCACATGAGGTAATGTATTATCAACATAAGGATGATAAAGATATAAATACATTCATTCCAGTTGTTAAACACTATGAAATGTGCGAGCAAATTTTCAATGATTTAAAAGATAATATAACTAAAACAAAAACAGATTATGATGAATTCTTTAACCATAGAGTATCCGTGGTATTCAACGCTATCGAGCGAAGTGGAATACGAGTACACATACCTACATTCGAAGGATATTTCCATCCCGTTGATAGTGGAAGAGTCTACACTCAGTTCAACTTAAAAACAACCACAACTAGACCAAGTAATAAATTTAAAGGAGTAAACTATGCAGCACTTAATAAAGAAAATGGATGTAGAAAATCTTTTATACCAAATAATAATTGCTTGTACGAAATTGACATTAGCGCTTATCATCCTAGCTTGTCTTGTCGTCTCGTCGATTATAATTTTCCCTCTGTGGATATTCACTCTCATTTACAACAACTCTATGGAGTAGATTATGCGAAATCAAAAGAGTTGACATTTAAGCAACTATACGGAGGAGTATTCGACAATTATAAACATATTGAGTTCTTTAAGAAAATAGATATATACGTAAAAGATCTCTGGAATAAATTTCAAAGCGAGGGTAAAATAAAATGTCCGGTTTCGGGATATGAGTATGAAAAGGAAAAATTGGATAATATGAATCCGCAAAAGCTTTTTAATTATTTGTTACAAAACTTGGAAACGTCAATGAACGTTCGTATACTATGGGATATATTACGAGTGTTAAGAGGTAAAAAAACAAAATTGGTATTATATACTTATGATTCGTTTTTGTTTGATTTAGATGAGGAGGAGACACAAGTTTTAAATGACATAAAAGAAATATTCAAAAAATATAAGTTAAATATAAAAACTAAACAAGGAAATGATTACGACTTTAGATAGACCTCCGAATACGTATAATGTGAACTATGATGTAATAACATCATTAAATAATATTGGTGATTTGAATAACAAGTTATTTTGTACATTTACGGATATTGATAATTTAGATTCTTTACTAGACGAAATTACGTCAAAGTATACGATTATTTATAACAAACTTTTTGTTTTAGAAATAGTTGATAAAGATGAATATGTTATCACTTATAACGTTGACCAAGGTAACGTTCATACAATCCCAGAAAATACTATTCTAGTCCATAGAAAGAAGGAATCTAATACCTTATACACTATTAATGCTTTAAATGAGTTAATTAAAAAACTTAATGGTGGTGTTGTTGATACCAAATATCAAGTAAATTGGCAGCAATACAAAAACTGTATTCTTTTAACACAACATAATGAGTTGAATCAATTGAATACAAAAATTTATAAAATAATTGAAGTATAGTTTGGCCCCCCAAATTCTGCTTCGTATATTGTAGTTACATTTTAAAAAGTTATAAAAATTATGGATTTATCAATGCTTAAACAGAAGTTGGACACGCTCCAACAAAAAACACCTGCTGGTGGACAAAAGAGAGATTATAGTCTTACATTTTGGAGACCTACAGTAGGTAAACAACAAATTAGAATTGTGCCTAGTGCTATTAATTCTAATAACCCATTCACGGAATTAAAATTCTATTATGGTATTACTAATAAGGTTATGCTTTCACCTGAAACATGGGGAGAGAAGGACCCGATTGCTTTATTTGCTAAAAAACTTAGAGAAGAATATAGCAAAGAAAATTATCTACTTGCCAAAAAGTTAGATGCTAAAACTAGAGTATTTGCTCCAGTTATCGTTCGAGGAGAGGAGGATAAAGGTGTTAGACTATGGCAATTTGGAAAGTTAATTTATGAAGAATTACTTTCATTAGCAGTAGATGAGGAAATTGGAGATTATACTGATGTAGTAAACGGTAGAGATCTTACTATCGAAACAGTAGGACCAGAAGCTACAGGTACTCAGTATAATAAATCGTCAGTTAGAGTTAGACTAAAACAAACACCACTTAGTGATGATGCTGCTCTAGTAGAAAAATGGTTAAAAGACCAACCAGACCCTACAAAGGAGTTCAAACAATTCACATTTGATGAAATGAAATCAGCGTTAGAAAAATGGTTAGAACCAGAAGATAGCGAACAAGAAGGTGACATTATTTCTGAGCCTGCAAGTGATTTTGATGACAAACCAGCTAGTAGTTTTTCTTTAGATACAACTAAAGCTAAACAAAATAAGACAGATGAGTTTGATTCATTATTTGATGGTGATGATAAAAAAACTGATGATTTACCCTTCTAAGTATGGCGAGACAAAAGAAATCATTATCGGCGGCAGTCTCTAAAGAAATCCAATCTAAATTTGATTTATCAAGTTTTAAGAATAAGAAAGGACTAGACAAGAATGTTAAATTTAAGGACCAAGAATGGTTACCTTTATCAAAAGCATTCCAAGATGTTACTTCTATTCCTGGTATTCCTATGGGACACATTGTGTTACTAAGAGGACACTCCGATACAGGTAAGACAACAGCATTAATTGAAGCAGCAGTATCTGCGCAAAAGCGTAGAATACTGCCTGTATTCATTATTACTGAGATGAAATGGAATTGGGAACATGCAATCCAAATGGGATTAGACATTAATATTGAAAGAGATGAAAACGGTGAAGTTGTAGATTATGATGGTAATTTTCTTTATGTTGATAGAGAAACTATTCACTCAATTGAAGACGTAGCTGGATTTATTTTAGATTTATTAGATGAACAAAAGAAAGGTAATTTACCTTATGATTTATTATTCTTATGGGATAGTATTGGATCAGTACCTTGTGAAATGTCTATTAAATCAAATAAAAATAATAATGAATGGAATGCAGGTGCAATGTCAACTCAATTTGGAAATAATGTAAACCAAAGAATTACATTGTCAAGAAAAGAGTCATCACCATTTACTAATACATTAGTTTGTATTAATAAAGTGTGGACAGCAAAAGCAGAATCACCTATGGGTCAACCTAAATTAATGAATAAAGGTGGATTTGCTATGTGGTTTGATTCTACATTTGTAGTTACATTTGGTAATATTTCAAATGCTGGTACATCTAAAATTAAAGCAATTAAAGATGGTAAGCAAGTTGAATTTGCTAAAAGAGTAAACATTCAAATTGACAAGAATCATATTAATGGTGTTACTACGAGGGGAAAAATTGTTATGACTCCACATGGTTTCATTAATGATAACGATAAAGAACTAAAACAATATAAATCAGATAATTCATCTGATTGGGCTAAAGTGCTTGGTGGAGGTGATTTTGATATCATTGAAGAAAATTATGTTGAGAACATTTCACATTTCGAAAAAGAACCAGAATAAATTATGAAGCATAAAGAACTATTTAAGTTGTTGGACGAAGTCCAAGAGCAAGGGGAGGAAACTGTAGAAAATAGACATGATAAAGTACTATTAATAGATGGTTTAAATCTATTTTTTAGAAACTTTGCAATGATGAATATGGTAAATCCTGATGGAATCCACATTGGAGGGTTAGGTGGGTTCTTTCGTTCTTTAGGAGCAATGATCAGACAAACTAACCCTACTTCTGTTTATGTAGTATTCGATGGTGCAGGTTCTACCGCTAGTCGTAAGAACTTGCACTCCGAGTACAAACAAGATAGAGATATTAGACGTATTACTAATTGGGATGCATTTGATAATTTAGAAGAAGAACATGATTCAAAAGTAGATCAAATAGTTAGAATAATTCAATACCTAAAATTACTACCAGTTAAAACTACAGTTATTGATAAAGTAGAGGCAGATGATATTATCGCAGTATTAGCTGAAAAATTAGTAGAAAAACATAATTCAACGTGTTTTATTGTTTCAAGCGATAAAGATTTTGTACAATTAGTAACTGATAAAATTATATTATACAGACCAATGGAGAAAGAATACTATACTCCTAAGGTAGTAAAAGAAAAATTTGGTGTACTAACTGAAAACTTTATTCTATACAAAACATTACTAGGAGATAATTCAGATAAAATTCCAGGAGTTAAAGGATTAGGTGTAAAAGGTATATTTAAAAAATTCCCTGAATTACAAACTGAGTCTCTTACATTAAATGATATTTTTGATATTTCTACTAGGAAATTTAAAGACCATGTTGTATATTCACGAATAGTTCAGGATCAAAGTAGATTAGAAACTAATTATAAAATTATGGATCTAAGTACTCCTATGATTAATGAAAGGGAAAAGGATTATCTTGATGATCTAATAGCAGAAGAAACACCTGAATTAAACTCTGAAATGTTTATTCAATTTTATAATGAAGACAAATTAGGAGGTATGATTAGGAATTTAGATACATGGTTAAAAGATATATTTTTACATTTTAAAGGTTATAAAAATTGACACTACAAACATTAAATCAATACGGACACGATTTCCAGATTAAAGCGTTATCATCGTTATTAACTCATAAGGATTTTTTAGTTAATATACATGATATTATCAGTGAAGAATTTTTTGAAAATAGTGCACACAAATGGTGTATAAAACAAATATTAAATTATTACGATAAATATCATACTACACCAACATTAGATATTTTAAAGGTTGAATTACAAAAAGTTGATAATGATGTTCTGCAATTATCAATTAAGGAGCAACTAAAATTAGCATATGTAGCTTCAGATGATGATCTAAAATATGTTCAAGAAGAATTTACTAATTTTTGTAGAAACCAACAGTTAAAAAAGGCTCTAATGAGTTCTGTTGATCTACTAAAAGCAGGTGATTTTGAAGGCATTAGATTTTTAGTTGAAGGTGCATTAAAAGCAGGACAGGATAAAAACGTAGGACATGAATATGTTAAAGACATTGAAGAACGATATAGAGAAAATTCAAGAACAGTTATACCAACGCCATGGAATAAAATTAATGATATTTTACAAGGCGGATTGGGAAATGGAGATTTTGGCCTCATATTTGGTAGCCCAGGAGGTGGTAAGTCGTGGTCTCTGGTAGCATTAGGAGGTTATGCTGTTAGATTAGGTTATAATGTTATTCATTATACTTTAGAATTAGGTGAAGCTTATGTAGGAAAGCGATATGACGCCTTCTTTACTAATATACCAGTTAATCAAACTAATCCACTTAGAGAAAAAGCAGAAGAGGTTATCCCTCAATTACCAGGTAGGTTAATAATTAAAGAATACCCTACAGGACGTGCAACTATGTCAACAATTGAATCACATCTTAAGAAAGTTGAAGGGATGGGAGTTAAAGCAGATTTAATTATTATTGATTATGTTGACTTACTTTCATCAAAACGTAAAAATAGGGAGCGTAAGGACGAAATTGATGATATTTATACAAGCACAAAAGGTCTTGCTCGAGAACTTGACATTCCTATTTGGTCAGTTTCTCAGGTTAACAGGGCTGGTGCAAACGATGAGATAATTGAAGGAGATAAAGCAGCTGGTTCCTATGACAAGTTGATGATCTCTGATTTCGCAATGTCTTTATCAAGGAAAAAAGAGGACAAAGTTAATAACACAGGTAGATTTCATATTATGAAAAATAGATATGGTATAGATGGTCTTACATTTGCTGTAAAAGCAGATACGTCTACAGGCCATTTTGAAGTCCATCACTATAATACTGACTTAACCGAAGATGAACATCTTACAACAGCCCCAAAAACAAACAAGTTTGATACTGATGTAGATAAGTTCGATAGAGCAAAGTTAAAAAAAGCTTATGACCCTGGTTTTTTTGAACTAAAAAAATAATTTACTAAAACAATTTAATATGGCAAAAACATCTTTATTGCAGGAACGTATCGTTTATAAACCGTTTGAGTATCCAGAAGCACATGATTACTGGATGAAACAACAACAAGCGCATTGGCTTCATACTGAAGTACCAATGATGTCAGATGTAAACGATTGGAAGCAAAACTTATCTGACACAGAAAAAAATATTATAGGTTCTATTCTAAAAGGTTTTGCTCAAACAGAGACTGTAGTAAATGATTATTGGTCATCATTAGTTACAAAGTGGTTTAGAAAACCTGAAGTAATTAAAATGGCAGTAACATTTGGAGCTTTCGAAACTATTCATGCGGAAGCTTATTCTTTACTAAACGAAGAATTAGGTTTAGATGATTTTGCAGAATTTTTAGAGGATGAAACCACAATGGCTAAAATTGAAACATTAATGAATGTAAGAGATGCTCATGATGGAACTCCTAATTGGCATGAAAGAGCTAAATCATTAGCAATCTTTTCTGCATTTACAGAAGGAGTTAATTTATTTTCTTCTTTTGCTGTTTTATTATCATTTAAACTAGATAATAAACTAAAAGGAGTAGGACAAATAGTTGAGTGGAGTATTAGAGACGAATCACTACATTCAGATGCTGGGTGTTGGTTATTTAGAACTTTACTTAAAGAACATCCTGAACTAGATACACCTAAATTAAAAGCTGATATTGAAGAAGCAGCTAGATTATCTTTAAAATTAGAATTAGATTTTATTGATAAAGTTTATGAGATGGGTGACTTAAATGGATGCCCAAAATATGATTTAATATCATTTATTAAACATAGAGTAAATACAAAAATGAGTGATCTAGGATATGGATCAATTGTAAATGGAATAGATAAAGAAGCAGTACAAAGAATGAGTTGGTTTGATAATCTATCAGGTGGAAAACAACATACAGATTTCTTTGCAAATAGAGTAACTAATTACTCAAAAGGTGTTCAAAATTGGGATGCCGCATCATTATTTTAATTATTAATAAAAAACAAAAACAAAAATGAAAAATTATTTAATTATTTTATTATCTCTTATTTTTATAGGATGTAATAATTCGGAAGTTTCAGTACAAGAATTTACCCCTACTTTTAATCTTGACTTCAATCAAAAATGTGATCAAGGTGCTCCTGTAATTGGAGAGGATAAGGTATTTTTTAATCCGGGTAGAGTTCGTTCTGCTCAAGGATATAAAAATATTTCTAAAATCTCAGCAACAGTAGATATTTCAAAATTAGCAGGTCAAAAGTTTGTTAATGCAACTTTTTATTTAGTTATGAATGAAACAGAATATTGTGATTCTGGTGATGGTTGTACAAACTGTTGTGATGAAATAGATTTTTTAGAAACTAATGGAAATGTAGCTACTCAGGCAACAATACACATAAATAAAACTCAAAACTATCAATGGGCATTTTTAGGAGGAGATACTTCTTGTTTTACTGGAACAACTGGTACTGGTATTGTAGATGCAAGTAAAATAGATCCTTCATTACCATTTGATATTGTAACTGAATTTAATGATGATTATACTAATATGACAACTACTTATGTTCAAGGAGATAATAGTGTAGTAGTATATGATTTTAAAAATAATGAAGCAGGTCCAGGAAGTGGATTAACTAGCTTAGATGGTTTAAAAGAAAACATGGAAAAAGGATATAAAGTTGTTGCTTCATTATGGCAAGGATTTTCACCTAATCCTGATAATTTATATAATTATAGTGACCCTAATTGTAATAGTTGGTCTGATTTATGTAAAGGTGGATCAGAATATACTATCTCAAATGTAAGAGTAACAGCAGAAAGTGTAGTAGAAAAATTAGAATCAGATCCTGTTACAGTAAGAGTAACATTTATTAACGATACAGACCAAGACATGACAGTTAAAGCAACTTGGGGTGTTGATAGAAAAGATCAAACTTGGGTTATTCCAGCAAATGGAGGTAAAGCAGATGTTGAATCTAATTCCCATGCAAATTCAGGTTCGGATTTTATTATTATCCCAGGATTAAACCCTCCAACAGGAATAAAACCAGTTCCTACAAATGGTCAATTTAGAATGACTTATAATTATTTTAATGGACAAATGCATTGTGTATATTGGAATCAATCAGGTGCACCTATGGATGGAACAATATATTCTGACGATAATAGTTGGAAATATACAACAGAATGGGCTACTAACCCAGCAAAACAAAGTGGAAACCCACTAGTAAACACAGTAACAATTAAATCAACTCCTTGTACAACTACAACAGTAGGTGGTAAAAGAGTATGTAATTAATAAATAAATGGATAATAATTTAATAGCAGATTATAGTGATTGGACACCAGGAAAAGAATATCCTGAGTGGATGGATGAAATTTCTTTAGCAACAATATCTAAAGGATATTTACTCCCAGGTGAAACAGTAAAACAAGCTTATAAAAGGGTAGCTAATGCATCAGCAGATAGACTTAAAAAACCTGAATTAGCGAATAAATTCTTTAAATATATTTGGAATGGTTGGATTGGATTAGCTTCACCAGTTATTTCTAATATGGGAACTGATAGAGGTTTACCAATAAGTTGTTTTGGGATAGATACACCTGATTCAATACGTGGAATTGGTTTAACTAACGCAGAACTAATGAAACTCACCGCTTCTGGTGGAGGGGTAGGTATTAGTGTATCTCGTATTAGACCACGTGGAACACAAATTTCTGGCAATGGAAAATCAGAAGGAGTAGTACCATGGTGTAAAATATATGATTCTGCTATTATTGCAACAAATCAAGGTAATGTTAGAAGAGGTGCTGCTTCTGTTAATTTAGATATTGAACATCAAGATATAGATGAATTTTTAGAAATAAGAAGACCAAAAGGAGATCCTAATAGACAATGTCTTAACTTACATCAGTGTGTTGTTGTAGGTGATTCATTTATGAGAAAACTAGAAGCTAGGGATCCTGAAGCAATGAATAGATGGGCTAAAGTTCTTAAAGCAAGAATGGAAACAGGAGAACCTTATATTATGTTTAAGGATAATGTAAATAAAAATAATCCTATAGCTTATAGAATGCACAATTTAGATGTTTCTATGACTAATATTTGTTCTGAAATTACATTATTTACAGATGAAGAACATTCTTTTATTTGTTGTTTATCATCTTTAAATCTAGCTAAATGGGAAGAATATAAAGACACAGATTGTATTCAAACTGCAATTTGGTTTTTAGATGGTGTAATGCAAGAATTTATTGATAAATCAAATGGTAAAGATTCATTAAAAAGAACACATAACCATGCTAGAAAAGGTAGAGCATTAGGTTTAGGTGTAATGGGTTGGCATACATTTTTACAACAGAAAAATTTACCCTTTGCATCAGTAGCATCTACAGTTCATACAAGAAATATTTTTAATAAAATTAGAATGGAAGCTGAATCTGCTTCTATGGAATTAGCTCAAGAATATGGTGAACCATTATGGTGTAAAGGTACTGGTATGAGAAATACTCACCTGCTTGCTGTAGCCCCTACAGTATCAAATTCTGTAATTTGTGGTGGTATTTCTGCTGGTATTGAACCTTTACCTGCTAATGTTTATACTTTTAACGGTGCTAAAGGTACTTTTATTAGAAAGAATAAAGTATTAGAAGCGTTACTTGAATCTAAAGGAGAAAATAAAAATAAATGGTGGGATCAAATGTTACAAGAAGGTGGATCAGTATTAAATCTACCAGATAATATTTTAACGGCAGATGAAAAAGAAGTATTTTTAACTTTCTCAGAAACAAACCAATTAGAATTAGTAAAACAAGCAGCTGAAAGACAAAAATATATTGACCAAACTCAATCATTAAATTTATCATTTGACCCTAATGATTCACCAAAATGGATCAATCAAGTGCATATGGAAGGTTGGAAGTTAGGTGTCAAAACATTCTATTATTTACGAACTGATTCAGTAATTAAAGGAGATTTAGGATCTCGTATGGCTGATTGCGTTTCCTGTGATGGATAGACGCATCTAAGGATATTTGTTCATATTTATCGACAAACATAAACAGATATTAATATGAGAATATTCTTATTAATTGTTGCATTATTCCTAGCAATTCCTGCTACGGCTCAAGAAAAGGAAAAGAAAAACATATTCAAAGAATTTTACAATGATTTCTTTAAATATGCTACAGTATACGGTGCTGGTGATTATAGATCAGCATACGAATCATCAGACAAAAAATATTTAATTAGAACTCCAGATGGTGCTGGAATTTATGATGTACCAGAAGTAGTAGATGTAACTGAGTATTTCCCTTCAGATTACAGAATCGGATTTGGTATTCGTAAATTAGGTAGATTTGATTACGAAAGAAAACCAGGTAACTTTTGGACTGGAGATCAAAATTTAGAAAGACAAAACGCTTTATTAGCTCCTACCTCTGCAGTACAAGGTTGGGAATATCTATTCCATTGGGAAAAAGAGAGACGTAGAGGTGAAGAGTGGGAAAATCAAAGATACTTCTTAAGACATACTGGAAAATACCACATTGTAAAATTAGAGTCACGATTTCAAGGCGCCTATGATTTCAATTACAATTCTGCTGATGTAAGAGCTAGATTACCAATTGGAAAGAAATTTGCCCTTTCAGCTGGTGCTGCTTATAGAACACACGAAAGAGTTTATGGTGTTAATCCTTATGAAATTTGGGTTAGTGCTTTAAATGATGATGGTTCACAACAAAATTATTGGTATGAATTAGCTTATGAATATGGTTATCAAGATGCTTATTATACTACAACAATTGAAAATCCTGTAACAGGACAACAACAAAATATTGGTGGTTATTTTTGGTGGGATCCAAACGGAAATAGAATCGCATCTTCAGATTTAGAATTTAGAGATGGACCTTACAAAAGATTAATTTCACAATATAACGCAGAAATTTTAGGTAACACATCTCAATTTGGATTAGTAAGTCCAGTAGTAGGATTTGATTTTTACCATTATAAATCAAATTTCTGGTTACACTTATACGGAACCGCATATTTACCTTATCACAAGTATGTAAGAGGTGATAAAGATGATTATGGTAGAGTTCCATTATCTTACTTATTTAGAGATAGTTGGGATCAATATGGATTAGCTGATGCAGCAGAAGGTGATCAATGGTGGGATTATCAAGCAGGAGCTAATTTTGGATGGAAAATAACAAAATCATTAGGAATCTTTGCAGATACAGAATATACAAGAATGTGGGATTCTAAAATGTTTATAACTTCATTTGGATTAAATTATACATTTAGATAAAATGGCAAAACAAATAGGCGAAGATACTAAGGTTACTTTAGACTTAAAAACGATTGGAATGTTACTAGCAGGAGCAGTTTCATTAGCACTAATGTGGTTTACATTAAAAGCAGATATAGCTCTAGCAAAAGAACTTCCAGAACCAGTAATTGATAGAGTTGAATATGATTTGAAAGATGAATTGGTTCGACAAACAATAATGGATACTCAAGAAGACGTAGATAAAATTTTAGAGGAATTGGAGAAGATAGATGAACGTCTTTACGAGTTACAGAAAAAATAACCTATGAAAAACCTTCTTTTTTTACTAATAGCAATACCCTCAATTTTATTTGGACAACAGGACGTACCTGAAAAATATTGGTTAGATGATTCAAATTACGAAGACGTAATAAATGGAAAATCTGCATTTGGAGATGATGATAGTAAAGTTGTAGTAGTTGAATATTGGGCTAAATTTAATGAAGCTAATTGTTACCCTCATTGGAAAGAATTAGCAGATGACCCAAATATAGACTATTATAGAGTAAATATTGCTAATGCTCCTGTAGCAACTAAAAAATACAGAGTTAGAATGGCCCCAACAATGTTTATTATATTTGATGGCATAATTGAAACAAAATTCAAAGCTGGATTAGATCTAGAATTCCCAGCAGATAAATCAGATGTTGAAGAAGCTATTAAAGAGGCACAAAGCTCTGATAAATTCTAATATTTATAATCACAACCAAAAAGGTTCCATTCAATAGTTTTATTAACTAATTTAAATAGAATTATTATGGCATTTAAAAATTTGTTTAAAGACGACAACGACATTAACGAAAAATCAGTAGTAGGATTTTTATCCTTTGCAGTGATGGTAATATTCGCTGTATTAGATATCGTTACAGGTATTTACGGGAAAGAACTCGTAATACAAGATTACATTTATAATTCATTTGTAATCATTACTCTCGGCTCATTCGGAATAGCTGAAGTAGGAAAGATCTTCGGAAAGAAGAACAACGAAGAAAACTAGTTGCTAGTTATCGTATTGTTTAACTAAAACCCCAATTTTATGGAAATTCTAAACAAGATCGGCTCTTGGGCTGATAAACTGACTCACATAGGTGTGTCTTTAATTGCTTTAGGTGTGGTACTAGAGGTACTATTCTCAGGAGCAGGTATTCCTTTTTGGCCAGAAATATCAGTAGTTGATAATATTATGGCTATATTAGGAGGATTGAACGCAGAGGGACTACTAGGTTTAGTAGGTGCCTTTGTTTTGTACCACATTATTAAAAAATAAGGAGGTGTTTAATATTTATTCCCGTACCGCACGGTGCGGGAATATTTATTTTATTAACAATGGAAGAACAATTAGAATTATCGGACAAATCAAAAGTTGCTTTAGATATTAAAGCTATTATCGGAATGGTTGTAGGAATTGTTTCAATAGCAGGCGTATGGTTTACCTTACAAGCTGAAATTGCTCAATTACAATTAGATGTAATTAGAATGCAAGACGCCGTTGCACTTAATGAAGAATTTAGAATTAAGTGGCCCAGAGGAGAAATGGGAGCGTTACCTGATGACGCAAAACAAGATTTAAGAATTATGTATCTACAAAAAGATGTAGAAGAACTTAAAGAAGTTGTTAAAGAATTAGAAATTGAAAATGCTAAAAAGTAAAAAAATGAAAAAATTATTTTATGAATATTGGATAAGACCATGGGCACCTATAATGTTATTATTTGTATTATTTTCTTTTACTAGCTGTGAAAAAGATGAAGATCTAACTCCAGTTATTGAAATCGCTTTAGATGGTGAATCATTTGACCCATATGAAAGATACGCTCAAATTAAATCATTTGGGGGTGTAAAATATGTTGATAATGTAATTAAAAAAATATTCATTCTCTATTTACAAGTAGATGATGGAGAACCAAGATTAGACAGACAACACTTTGCTTTATATGTTTTAGATTCTGATGGAGATGACAATGGCGCTTTATTAGATATCGGAACTTATACTTGGGAAAACCCAGATAGTAAATATGCTGGAGTAGAAATTCCAGGTGATCAAGAATATGTTGTTTGGAATAATGTTCAAGTAATGGATGTACATAATGGATTAATTTGTTTGACTGCAGAGGGTGAGTTTTATAACCCTTATATTCAAAGAAATATGACAGTAGATTTAACATTAGAAAACTGGGAAATAGGATTAGATATTGACGCAACGCCTTATGGCTATTTATTAGATTAATTATGAAACTAGAAGTATTAAGAATAAGCTCTCAAAAAGATAGCACAAATGGACTTTTATTTGATGTAACAACAGATAGAAAGTTTTTGTGTTATACTTTAGAAGATGAATATAGAGAAGAAAAAATAATGGGTGAAACTAGAATCCCAGAAGGAACATATAAAATTACTTTAAGAAAAGTAGGAGGATATCATGGTAGATATGCTAAAAAATATGGTTCTTTTCACAAAGGAATGCTATGGGTAAGAGACGTACCTGGATTTGAATATATTTTAATTCATACAGGTAATACCGATGAACATACTATGGGATGCTTACTAGTAGGAGATACCCAACAACAAAACATTACTAAATCAAAATCTGGATTTATAGGTGCCTCAAATGATGCATATAAAAGAATCTACCCTCCAATAGCAGAAGCATTAGAGCGTGGAGATGAGGTAGAAATTTCGTACATTGATTACGACACAGTTTAAAAACTAAACAGTATGTTGAAAAATGTAAAAAAAGGAATGTTTCCGTTTCTTATCGCATTTTCTGCCTTGTCAGTAAGTGCGTCAGCGGCATTCTATTCGGTTTATGGTTTAAGTAAGTTATTTGCAGGGGCACAATTTCAAGTTATTATAATGGCTGGTTCTTTAGAATTTGCTAAATTAGTAACTGCCTCTCTATTATACCAATATTGGGATTCAATTAATAAAACGCTAAGAACTTATCTTACTGTAGCTACTGTAATATTAGTATTAATTACTAGTATGGGTATCTATGGCTTTTTAAGTGCTGCTTATCAAGACACATACAGTAAATTAAGTATAGCTGAAAATGAAATTAAATTTTTAGAAAACAAAAAAGTATTTTATGAAGAAGATGTGGCAAGATTTGATACTGAGCTTAAAAGAATATCGGAGAATATATCCGTTTTATCTAATTCAAAAGCTTCGAGTATCCAAGTAAGAGACACTGCCTCAGCTACTGGTTTTAGACAAACTATTTCAACTACAGAATTAAGATTATCACAAAAACGTATTGAAGTTGAAGAAGAAAATAGAAAAAATGTCTATGCTAAACGAGAAGTTGCGGCAGACTCGCTTCAAAAATACCAGTTAAAAATATTGGAACTTCAAAGCAACAACGAAGTATCTGCTGAATTAGGACCACTGCAGTATTTATCGGGTTTGACCGGTACTCCAATGGATAAAATCATAAATATACTGCTACTTATTATAATTTTTGTGTTTGATCCTTTAGCTATTTCTTTAGTAGTAGCAGCTAACTTTGCCTTTGATAAAGCTTACCCTAAAAGAAAATATAGAGAAAATTTATATGGAGAAGATGTTGAAGTTAAACCTTTAAGTGAAGCAGAAGAAACTCTTTTACATGATATTCCTGAAGAAGAAAATGAATTACCTCCTGAAGCAAGAGGATTCCCACCTTCTTATACAGAAGAAGATGAAAAAAGAATGGATATTATAGGTCAAAATGGAAATGATGGAGAACATTATGATAAACTTGAAAAGAAAAAAGAAATATTAAAAGAACTACTTACAGATAAAGGTGGTTGGAATGGTAATATTGATAATGTAGATGAAAGAATAGAAAAGGCATTAAAAGAAATAGACGGAGAAGACGATACTACAAAAACTTATTAGAAAAAATTTGGAGAACCGGAATAAGGGTCGTATATTTACAAGGTAAATAAAAATAAAAGTTATGTCAAATCCAATATTAAAATTCTTATTAGACAAAAAATCAAAAGGAGAAGAAATGAACATAGGTGAAGCTATGTCTAAATGTGATATTTGGGCTGAAGGTGAACCTGGTGATATGGGTCCTTTGATGAATATGTTTAGAGAACATTGGGAAAAAAATAATAAATAAAAGTTATGTTTAAAAAGTTTAGAAACAAATTCAAACAAGAAATCGATGCAATTACTGGATTTCTGTTTATCGCTTTAGTATTTTATATGTTATATTTTAGTTTATGGGTTTTTTGCCCTTGTGGATAATATGTTTAAAGTACCTCATAGTAGAAAATTTATTGAGAAGCGTTTAACTGAATTTCAGAAATTGAATTATAATCAGTTTAGATGGTGGAGATGGTATGAAGCAAAAAACAAACCATTACCAAATAAATCTGATTTTAGGGATAAGATTATGAATGGGGATTATGATCAAGGTCCTTATTCTTTACAAGCACAATTGTGCGAACATATGTTGAATGATATTTATGAAGAATGCAAACCAGATTTGCAAAAGTATTTAGAAAAATCTAAATTACTAAGTGCAAGGAGAAAAAGGTTATGGGAAGACCATGAAAAAGATGAGAATGGAAAATTAAATGATCTTATAATAGCATTCACTAAAAACTTTCGTATAACGAAAGATGAAATATATCAGGAGATCGATATATGTATGGGTACGATATTGGATTTATATTACCAAATCGAAGAGAAGTATAACAAAATTTATATAAAAAGTCGCAGAGGGCGACCGGCAAAACAATGGTAAAACAAGATAACGGTAACACACAGTTAAACGCAATAAGAAATGAGTTTAACGATAGAACTGATCTTAAAAAATACATGGGCCAAGGAAAAAGAATGACTTGGAACGGTAGAAGAAGATTCAGAACTATTTAAGATAATTTGGAAAAACAAATAAAGGTTCATATAATATGGTTATGAAAGTAAGTCACGAAGTACCTCGCTGTTTACTAACAGCATCCCCTGAATTCAATGACTATGACTATTGTCTACCTCATTTATTAGATCAGGATGAAGAATACAAACAATATTTTTTTGACGCTAAAAAAGCAGGAAGATATATTGTTATGGATAACTCGCTCCATGAATTAGGAGAAGCATATGATTGGAAAAGATTAATGTACTGGTTACATGAATTATGTCCTAATGAATTTATAGTTCCAGATGAATGGATGGATTATACTCAAACTCAAGTATATGCTAAGTATTGGAAAGGAATTAGAATGCCTGAAGATTGTACTAGAGTAGCTGTAGTACAAGGAAAAGATTATGTTGATGCTTGGAAAAGTTATAGAGCATTAAAAGAATTAGGTTATGAAAAAATAGCTATATCTTATGGTGCTACTTGGTATAATGATCATTTCCCTCATGCTAATAAAGATTTAGGTAAAGCATTAGGTAGATTAAAGTTTATCAGTGATCTAGTTGTAGAAGAAGGATTAGGTGATTATGATAAAATTCATTTATTAGGATGTGCTGTACCTCAGGAATTTGGATGGTATAAAGGGTTTAAATTTATTGACTCAATTGATACATCAAATCCAGTAATGGCTGCTTTAGAAGGAACAATGTATACTGAAAGAGGCTTAACTGAAAAACCTAAAGCAAATATGAATGATCATTTTGATATGAAATTCACAGATATTGATTACCAATTAATAATACATAATACAACATTATTTAGAGAAATTAACGGAATACCAAAAATAGAACATTATGGCTAAATTAACAAGAACAGTAAATTATTGCAACTTCAGATGGGAAGAATATATCTTAACAGAAGAAGAATTAGCAAAGTGGAAAACAGGTGATGAAGACCTTCAACAAGAAATTATAGATGATGCAGATTGGGACCTGGTAAGAGATAAACCGATTGATGATTACGGTGACGTAGAATTTAAAGAAAACGAATAATATGGCAGAAATAATAAAACATGCATTAGGATTTTGTGGAGAGCACTGGCATCCAAACATTTGGACTCTTCTTACAGGAGGGTTTGGATTAGTAGCTATTTATCATTATACTATATCTTATCTTAAATGTAAATTCAAACATTTAAAGTCAGCGTTTGCCTATACGCTTAATAATACCTGGCAAAATTTAATTAATTATTTTAAATCATGGCAAAAAATGTCGTAGTGTCCTTATCTGGAGGGATGGACTCCTCAACTTTACTACTTAGATGTTTATCTGAGTATGACAATGTAACAGCTTTATCTTTTGATTACGGTCAGAAGCATAGAGTGGAACTTGAAAGAGCACAATCATTAGTAGATTATTTAAATGCTAATGGTCAGAATGTTACTTATCAAGTAATTAAATTAGATGGTTTAGTAAACCTACTAGATTCTAACCTTGTAGAAGGTGGAGAAGATGTACCAGAAGGTCATTATGAAGAAGAAAATATGGTAGCAACAGTTGTACCTAATAGAAATAAAATTTTCTCTTCATTAACTCAAGCAGTAGCATTATCTGTATCTAAAAAAACAGGAGATGAATGTGATATTGCTTTAGGTATCCATGCTGGTGATCATGCTATCTATCCTGATTGTAGACAAGAATTTAGAGATGCTGATTATGAAGCTTTCAAAATTGGTAATTGGGATGCTGATAAAGTAGGATTTTTTATACCTTATATTGACACAGATAAATTAGGAATTTTAAAGGATGGAGAGAGTTTGGTTGATACGTTGGGTATTGAATTTGATGAAGTTTATAAGAGAACAAATACTTCTTATAAACCATATCCTTCAGGAAATAGTGATTATAAGTCTGCTTCTAGTGTTGAGAGGATTGAGGCTTTTATTGCTCTGGGGAGAAAAGATCCTGTACAGTATGAGGATGAAACTGGAGAAGTTGATTACGAAGTAGCAAAATCTCACGTAGAGAAATTGCTTGCTGAATACGCAGCTTAAAAGGTAGGGGGATTAGCTCAGCTGGCTAGAGCACTTGATTTGCATTCAAGAGGTCATCGGTTCGACTCCGATATCCTCCACTAAATGTCCTGTGGTGTAACTGGTAACACGTCTGATTTTGGTTCAGAAGAGTCCAGGTTCGAAACCTGGCGGGACAACAAAAATATACCCAGTAGAGCAGTAGGTAGCTCGCTTTGGCTTAACTCGGCGCGAAGTTGAACTTTAACGTGAAGGGAAACTTGTAATACAATCGATCGTGAAAAGCAAAGAGGTCAAAGAGGTCGCAGGTTCGAGTCCTGCCTGGGCAACAAATTAAAATAGAGTATGGTTTTAAACGATTTAGTTTATGTATTTCCCAATATAGTATCTCCAGAGATACAGGAAAATATCTTAAATGATCATTTAGGAAAAGTAAAGTATGAGTTTGCGGCTACAAGAAAACCACAAGCTAATATGATTAAAAATCCTATTGATATTGATTCTATTAAGATACCAGGAAAAAAAGTACAATTAAGACCTGGTATATTTCAAAGTGTTTTCTATGAAGAAGGAGTTTGGAATTATAAAAAAGAAGTATGGAGTGACTTAATACTTTCACCTTTAAATAGTTTAGCTAAAAACTTTAATATGGAATATGAATTAATGAAAATTAAATCAAATTTCAATTATAAAGATCTTCCTGAGAATAAAGATACTTGTTTTATTCCGCACTGTGATTTTGAAGGGCTTGGAGGTTGGACTCTTCTTTATTATATTGATGACTCGGATGGTGATACAATTATATTTAAAAATAAAGGTATTAATTATCTGACTTTAGGAAAAGAATTAGAAATTAGAAAATCAATTACTCCTAAAAAAGGTACTATTATAATGTTTAAACAAGATTATTTACATGCAGGATGTCCTCCTACAGTTAACGATTATAGGTTAGTAATTAATTATAATGTTAAAATATTAAATCCAGTACCAGAAATTAGATCAACAAAAGAATGCTGCAAATGAGAAAATTTTTAGAAAATAAATATGTAAAACTATTATTTAGTGTTTCAATTATGGGCTCTGCTATTCCTTCTATTTACCAAGACTTTACTTATGGTCATAGTGGTGAATGGACACATTATGGAATGATGTTAGTTGGAGTTTTATATTTTATTGAATCATTACTTTGGACATTAGACTTATGGCAAGAAAAGAACAATTAAAAAAAGCTTTACAATATTACGAAATTGTAATATTTGAAAATAAAAGCTACGACACAAACGATTTTTATAATTTAAAAAGAGAATTATTAAAAGGCGAACACTTAGATTTAATAGAAATATTTGAAGTGTTAGAATCTATGATTGAAAAAAGACATAATGATCTTATGAATCGTAGGTTAAATTTATTAACAATATGGTCTACAATATTTTTACCATTATCTTTTTATACTGGACTTTGGGGAATGAATTTTGATGATGTTCCTTTAATATCAGACGATCATGGATTTTGGATATTTGCAGTTTTAACTGTAGGTACAGTAGTAGGGATGTGGACTTACTTTAAAAAAAATAAATGGATATGATATATAGAGCACCAATGACAAAAAAAGAAATGATAGAAATAAAAGATATGGATGGGATAATTAAAGATAGAAAAAATTTAGAACACATGCCTGATCAAAAGAAACACCAAATAGTTAGTTTCGTTAAATCAGGAGTTAGATTAGCAGGTTATGGACTTTTGTTATATAGCTTGGAGTTAGCAGTAGGAGTTCTTATATTATCTGAGGTTATAGGTATAGTAGAAGAATTAGTATAATTATAATAAAAATTAAATATGAATAAAATAATTTATTTTACAGCTCCATGGTGTGGTCCTTGTAGAGCATTAGGACCAGTAATGGACAAATTAAGTTTAGATATTCCAATTCATAAAGTAAATATTGATGAGGATATGGAAAAAGCAAGTCATTACTCAGTTAGATCAGTCCCAACTTTAATTAAAGTAGATCAAAACAATAATGAATTAGCTAGAGTAGTAGGTAACAGGTCAAGGGAAGACATATTAAATTGGTATAATGGGTAAGTTTCAATCAAGTAAAGTATTTGACGGTTTTAGTACAGTGTTTCGTCAATGGAAAGCAACAACAACACACTGTAGATTTGTTCATGGTTATGGAGTTTCTTTTAAAGTATACTTTGAAGGAGATTTAGATCATAGAAATTGGGTTTGGGATTTTGGTGGAATGAAAAGAGCTAAAACTCAAATTGATGGTATGTCTCCTAAAGCATGGATGGATTATATGTTTGACCACACTTTAGTTGTGGCAGAAGATGACCCAGAATTAGAAGCATTTAAACAAATGGATACAGCAGGAGTAGCTCAAGTAAGGGTTATCCCAGCTACTGGCGCAGAGAAATTTGCTGAATATATTTATCACAAATTAAATGATTTTGTTAAAACTGAAACAGACAATAGAGTAAGAGTTGTCAAAGTTAAGTTTGCAGAACATGGAAAAAATGCTGCTTATTACAGCGAATAAAGTTACAACAGTGAATGAAAAACCACTATAAAAAATTAACAATATGCACAAGCAACTGAAACGTATTGAGGATTACGATAAAAACCTCCCAATTGTAGAAATCTACACTGCAGTACAATCAGAAGGATCAAGAGCAGGATACCCAACAGTAGTAATTAGAACAACAGGATGCACCCACAGATGTTATTTCGGTGAAGGTGGATGGTGTGATTCTTGGTACACTAGTATCCATCCAGAAAAAGGTCACTTTAATTTTAAAGATATCATTGCCATGTATGAGAAAAATCCTCATATAAAGGAAATGATGTTGACTGGAGGTTCTCCTTCAATGCATGCTGCTTTGGTTAACGAGTTAACCCACTTTGCACATGAAAACAATATATTCATTACTATGGAAACTGAAGGATCACATTTCCTTCCTACTGATTATCCTATTAATCTTCTGTCAATTTCTCCTAAGTTTAGTAATAGCGTCCCCGTTGTTGGTACTCTTACTCCTCAAGGAAAAGTTACAGACGAAAAAATGGTAAAACAACATAATAAATTAAGACTTAATTATGCAGCTATAAAACAATCAATAGCGTACCATTCGGATTTTCATATCAAACCAGTTTGGGATGGTAAGGATAAAGGAGCACTAGCTGAAATTATGGATTGTATAGCTCAGTTAGAAGTTAAACCTGAAAAAGTATGGTTTATGCCTGCAGGTGATTCTAGAGAAGCACTATTTAAGTCCTACCCAGTATTATTTGATTGGGTTAGAGATAATGGTTATAGAATGACTTGGAGACCACATATTATTGCTTTTGAAGATAAACGAGAAGTATAGTGGATAAGCAAGAAGCCCTTCGTATATTAGAAGACATAAAGGAAAATGTACACGTTTGTTGTGCCATTACAATGGAACCAGATGAAGTACTAGTATTAATAGATAAATTAGAAAGTTATATAAATGAGCAATCGTAGAAAAAATCACAACGACTTAGAGGTAGTACAAGAAGGATTCGCAAATGGAGTTGCACCTGGATTTCCTCTAAACGATAAAGAAAAACAAAAAATGATAAACAAAGCTGCTAAAGCATATGCCCGATTTTTAGAGGCATTAAAATGTGATTGGCAGAATGATCCCAACTCAGCTGATACTCCTATGAGAGTAGCTAAAGCATATGTAAATGATTTGTGGGCTGGTAGATACACACAGATGTCTCCAATCACATCATTCCCATCAGATGGTTATGATGGCATTGTTATAGAACGAAATATACCGTTAACTTCAATGTGTTCACATCACCATCAAACAATTGGAGGTGTAGTTCATATTGGATATGTTGTTGGAGATAATGGTAGAGTAATTGGATTATCTAAGTTAAATAGAATAGTAGAATTGTTTGGAAGAAGAGGAGCAATTCAAGAACAACTAACATCAGCAATCCATAATGCTGTAAATAAAATTTGTGAAAATAATAAAGGTGTAATTGTTACAGTAGTAGGAACACATAATTGTGTAAGTTGTAGAGGTGTTAAACATCAAGGTGCTGCTATGGTTACAACTAAAGCAACAGGAGTATTTAGAGAAAATGATAACCTAGCTAGAAAAGAATTCTTTGATAGTTTAAAAATAAATAATGGCGGACACAATATCTAAAGTATACCTTGAATGGTCTGAAATACATGAATGTGTAAACATATTATGTAAAAAAATTCTAACAGATTATCCAAATATAGATTCAGTAATGGGATTACCGAGAGGAGGTTTAATCCCAGCAGTATTAATTTCACATGAAATTGATTTACCTTTTGTATTACACCCAGGTAAAAATACTTTAGTAGTAGATGATATTAATGATACAGGAGAGACATTGAGTAAAGCACCAGGTGTATACTGGGCTACTTTACATCATAAACCTACTTCTAAATTTCAACATAATTTTTATGCTAAGGAAGTAAGTGATCAATGGATAGTATATCCATGGGAAAGAGAAGATTCAATAACAATACAAGATTATCTAAAATGAGTAAACAACTAAAATTAGACTTTGACGTCTACAATTCGAAGGAAAACGGTAATGTTCCGTTTGTTAATGAAGTGGAAACATTTAACGAAACATTTAATAAACCTAATAATTATGAAGTTACAATTCCAGATCAAAAGGAATGGCAATTCGTCTACGATTTTGTCCTCGAAGAACTTGAAGAGTATAGAGAAGCTTGCGAACGGGGCGACATTGTGGAAATTTTGGACGCTTTGTGCGACATTACTTATGTTTCCCTTGGGAACGGTGTTATGTTACACGGTCTTAAGGATAAGATATGGCCCGCTTATCAAGAGGTACAAGCAAGCAATATGTCGAAAGCTTGTAAAACTGAAGAAGAAGCCATACAGACCGTCAGCCAGAGAAGTAAGGAACAAGGTGAGGCCTGCCATTATGAAGAAGTTGCACCAGGAAGATGGATTGTCTATAGAAGCAGAGATCGTAAAGTAATGAAATCAATTAATTATTTTAGACCTGATTTACATCAATTCTTTACAGTAGATGAAATACAAAAAACTAGACCACAACAACATTTAGGGATTTAATGTTAGAAGAAGGAGATTTAGATAAAGTAGAAGAATTATTAGATTTCATTTACCTGAATACAGATAGATGTTGTCAAGACTTGTGTGAGGGACAAGAATGTAAATATAAAGTAGAAGAAATAAAAACCATATTATCAAAATTGCATGTATAAAAAATGCTACGCAACAAATTTAGGTAAAAATAAATTCAAAATACATCTTTGGGACGAAGCAGGCTATGACGAAATAGAATGGTGGAACCCAGCTTATGTTGAAGATTCAAATGGTAACCTTAAAGGCATTAATGGTGAAAAACTAACTAAAACTTATAAATGGGATAAAAATACTTCAAACATTCATTTCCATGATATGAAGCCATATCAAAAATATTTAATTGAAAGATATGGTACTGATGATACACCTTCTACTGGTCATAGAGAAGTATTTTTTGATATTGAGTGTGAAATAGGAGGTGCATTAACTGAAGATTATATTGAAAGTGCTCCTATGCCTATTACTTCAATTGCTTGGTGGGATAAAACACCTGATACTTGGCATATTTTAATTCTTGATAAAAAGAATCAATTAAAACATACTAAAGCTAAAAATAAAGAAATTATACCTTGTAGAACTGAAAATGAATTACTAGGTAAATTTATTGAGTTTATTAGAGACATAGACCCAGATATTTTAATAGGTTATAATAGTGATTTCTTTGATATTCCTTATTTGTACTATAGAATGTGTAATACAATAGGTGAAGATTTTGCTAGACATTTATCCCCAATTGGTAAAGTAAATTGTAGAAAAGGTAATCAATATTGGTTTAAGCGTAATCAATTTGTAGAAATTATTGGAGTTGAATCTTTAGATTATATGCGTTTACATAAAAAGTATAGTTGGAAAGATGAACCAAGCTGGAAATTAGATGCTATTGGAGAAAAATATGCTAAAGTAGGTAAAGTTGATTATGAAGGAAACCTAGATCAATTATTTGAAACTGATATTCAGAAATTTATTCAGTATAACTTCCGTGATGTTGAAATATTAAAATTATTAGATGAAAAGTTACAGTATATTGCTTTAACTAAAAACTTATCTCATAAAGGAAAACATAATTATAGTGAAGTTTATGCTAATACGGTATCACAAGATGGTGCCATTTCAGCTTATCTATTATCTCAAGGAATTATTCCACCTAGAAGAGATGAAAATCCAATTCATAAAAAGAATTATGCTGGTGGTTATTTATTTTGCCCTAAAGCAGGATTATACAAGTATATGTTTGATGAAGATTTAACATCGCTGTATCCATCAATTATAATGAGTATAAACATAGGTAAAGAAACACTCAAGGGACGTATCATAGATGCAGATGACCGTAATAATAGATTGGCACTTAACGATTTAAAAGAACGTGACCCTGAAGAAGAATTATTAGTAGAAAATAAACATCGTAGACAAGCATATGTACCTGTAAAAAAACTAATTCAAATGATTGAAGAAAACAACTTAGCAATATCAGCTAATGGGGTATTTTTTGAGACAGATAGAGAATCAGTATTATCTACAATTCTTAAAAAATGGTTTGAAGAACGTGTTATTTATAAGGGACGTATGAAATCAGCTTATAAAGCTGGAGACACAGAAAAAGGTGAATATAACTATTTAATGCAATATACAATGAAAATTTTGCTTAATAGTTTATATGGAGCAACAGCATTAGGTAGTTTCAGATATGGTAATGTAATCTTATCAGAAGCTATTACACTATCAGGACAAAGAATTATACAAGAAAGTGCTTTATGTGCTAATAGACATATGAATAAAGTAATTAGAGGCGAATTAAAATTAAAAATATGACACTAAAAAAACAATCAATAAGAGGTAACGTAGAAGTTTATATAGGTAAAACAAATGAAAAATTATCAAAAGAAGAATTGATTGTAATTAGTGAAGGGTGGACAGAATCACAAGAGAGATTTTTTAGAAAAATGCTTAAACAAGGAGGAAGTTTTAAAATTAATAATACCCCTTATAGAATAATCGTTGAACCAAAAAATGATATTGATTCAACAGGAAATAGACCAGTAACAGTACCTAAATTACCAGGAGGAGATAAAACATTTTAAAATGAAAATAGAGATTTCAAATGGCGAATTATTAGATAGAATTTCAATTTTAGAGATTAAAAAATTGAATATGGAAAATCCTGAAAATCTAGCTAATGTTGAAAAAGAATTTCAAACTTTAAATCCTGGTGTTGTAGATTTATTTACAAAAAATGGTAAAGAAGTTAAGGTATTGTTTTTGGAGTTATCAAAAGTAAATCGTATATTGTGGGATCTAGAAAATAGAGTAAGGAATAAAAAAATTAAAGATAAAGATTTTATTACTTCATCTAGATTAATATTTGAGTATAATGAAGTTAGAAACCAGTTAAAAAATGATATTAATATTATTACTGGATCTAATTTTAAAGATATAAAAGAGTATAAATGAAACATATAGAAGATACTCCTTGGTGGATATGTGATAAAGATGATGAGAATTACTGTGCTTATGTTGACACAGATTCTAATTATTTTAATGCAGAACCTATATTAAAGCATTTATATCCTAATTTTGAAGAATTTCCTGATAAAGAAAAAGATGATAAATTAGAACAAGTTGCTCTAGCATACCAAGATATTATAACAGAAGATTATGATAGATTAGCTCGTGAAGCTTTTAATGTTAATGAGCATAGATTAGAAATGAAGACTGAATGTGTAATCAGAGCTGCTTATTTTAGGGCTACTAGAAGATATGCACAGTGGATTACTAAACAGGAAGGTATTGAAAAAGAATCTTTAGATATTAAAGGTTTAGAGTTCATGAAAGCTAATTTTCCACCTATATTAGGGGATTTCTTTAACAGTATTTTAGAACAAGTATTAAAGGGTGAAACTAAAGTTAATGTTTTAAAACAAATTAAAGTGTTTAAAAAACAAATATTAGATGGTTCTATACCATTAGCTAAGTTAGGTAATCCTACATCAGTTAAAAAATTAGATAAATATCAAGGTAGATCTAGAGCTGGAGAAATGTTTACTGAAATACTTAAAGGTGCTCCTGCACCTGTTAGGGCAGCTATTCGTTATAATGATTTATTAAAATTGTGGCAATTAGATAAAAAACATAATCAAATAACAATGGCAGACAAAGTTAAATGGATTTATTTAAAAGATAATCCTTATAAAATAGAAGCATTAGCATTTTTTGATTATGATATGCCTAATAAAATATTAGAATTTTTAAATACTTATGCTGATAGACAAAAAGTATTTGATTCAATTTTATTAAATAAATTAGAAGGATTTTTTAATGATTTAGAGTGGAGTTTAGATTTAAATCCACATATTGATGCATTAGCATCTTTTGAGATATAATATGAGCATGAAAAAAGATTATTGGAGAACATCAAAATGGCCAACAATGGAGTTTACTACCTCTATTTCACCTAAGGGGTGTGTTATTAATTGTGCTTATTGTCCTCAAAGAACATTAGAAAAAATATATCATGCCCATAAAGGTAAACCTAAAACATTATCATTAGAAAATTTTGTTACTATATGTGATAAAATTCCTCAAGAAGTAAGAATTACAATGTCTGGTTTTACTGAACCTTGGTTAAATAGAGAATGTACTAAAATGGTAGAATATGCTCATTATAAAGGGCACCCTTTATCAGCATTTACAACTGGAGTAGGTATGACTTTAGATGATGTAGAAAGATTAAAAGATATGCCTTGGGCTTTAGGACCTAATGGTGGTTTTACTTTACATTTACCAGATGCAGAACGAATAGCAGAACATCCACTTACTCCAAGATTAAGAAAAGTATATGAAAGATTAAAAGAACTTGAGGGACACATTCAAGCTTTTTATATTATGTCTATGGGGCCAGTTCACGAATTTTGTAGTGATTTATGGTCTGATGTTCATGTTCCTCCATTTTGGAATAGAGCAGGAAATTTAGTAGGTGAAGCAACTATGAAACCAGCATTAGAAAAAGTAATGGATAGAGTTCATCATGCACCACAAAAAGGACCTAGTACTTGTGGTTGTATAGAACACGTTTATCATCAAGTTTGTTTGCCTAACGGAGATCTTTCCGTATGTTGTCAGGATTATAGTTTAGAAAAAATATTGGGAAATATATTAGAAGAAGATTATGATGATTTAATGCCACCACCTCTAACTACATATGATATTTGCAGTAGATGTGAAAATGGTGTTAGCCCAAGTCAATTAATTAAAGAAAAAAATATTGAGTTATGATAAGTAAAAATGTTTTGCAAAGTGTTATATCAAAGTATTATTTAAATGGATTAAATAATCAGGTTAAATGGAGAATTAAAGATAATGCTCTTACTATCTATGCTGGTGAAAAAGGCAGAGTATGTAAAGTTGAATTAAATAATTTCCAATTAGAAGATGGTGAATTAGGTGTATTTGATACTAATAAATTAAATAAATTAGTTAATATCATGAACGGTGATTTACTATTAAAATTAGAAAAAATGAAGTCTATATTTACTAAAATGCATATAGCTGATTCTAATTTTGATTTAACATATTCATTAGCTGATCCATTAATTTTACCTAAAGCAACATGGTATGAAGATCCAGAACAATTTGAAATAGAATTAGAATTAACAGCTGAAGATGTAGATCATTTAATTAAAGCAAAAAGTGCATTAGCTGATGTAGATAACATGTTAATTACAACAACATCTGATTTTGATGGTAATAATATATGTGAATTCATATTTGGTGATAACACTGGATTTTCCAATAAAATTACTTATCAAGCTCAAGGTACAATATTAAAAAATGATATTGAGTTGCCGTTTAATTCAAATATCTTTAAAGACGTATTAAGTGCTAATAAAGATATGGAAGGAGCAACATTACAAGTATCAGTTAAAGGAATGATGAAACTAACGTTTCAATCAGAAGAAATCAATAGTTATTATTATATAGCAAGAAACGAATAAATTAAAATTATGAACATATACGACTCAGATCCAAATTCAGAATACGGACACATTAATTCAGATCAATTTAAAGTTTCATCACCAGATAAAAAAATATTTGTGTGTGAAAATTTTTATGATGATCCCTATGCAGTAAGAGATTTTGCATTAGATCAATGGTATCATGATGATGAAGGTTATTTAGGTTATAGAACTAGAAAGCAATACTTCTTTGATGGTACTAAAGAAAAATTTGAATCCATTTTAGGTATGAAAATTACTGAATGGGAAGGACATACAATGAATGGTAGGTTCCAATCAAACAAAGCAGGTACACCTTTAGTTTATCATTGTGATGAACAAACTTGGGCTGCTTGTATTTACATGACTCCAGATGCTCCTGTAGCAACAGGTACTTCTTTCTTTAAACATAAAGAAACAGGATTAAGAGGTGGTGAAGAAAATATTCATGAAGCATTTAATGGTAAAACATTTGTAGATAGAACACCATATGAATTAGTTGATACTGTAGGAAATGTATTTAACAGATTAGTAATATGGGATGCTAAATTAATCCATTCAGCAACTGATTACTTTGGATGGGATATTAATTCATCGAGATTATTTCATATATTCTTTTTTGACGCAGAGTAATGAGCCGATTTAACAAACTTATTGGTGCTTTTGGTAATATGCCTCAAATTTTAGAGGGTATAAAAAATAAAGTATTCACTAAGCAAGATGTTGAAGAAGTAGCTGCTCAAAGATGGAGAATATGTGATAGTTGTCAATATATTGATCATGTAGGTCATTATTGCGCAGTACCAGGTTCTCAACCTTGTTGTTCTGATTGTGGTTGTATTTTATCATTAAAAATAAGATCATTATCAGCTTCATGCCCTAAAGGAAAATGGGCAGCTTTTATGAGTAAAGAAGATGAAGAAAAATTTCAAGATAGTTTGGAGAAGTAACTTTTCCTTATTATCATATATGTATAATAAACAAAACATGTAGCTAGGGCACAAGTTGTGTTTTTAAATTAACCGAGAGCTTCGGCCTCACAAAATAAAAATGATATGAGTACATTAGAAATCTTTGAAAGGCATATAAGTCCTTTCGACATCCTTTTTAGGAATCACTTTAAATCTGACAGCACATTTCAACCAGCTTCAGATACAAAACAACCACACCCACTTAATATTTTCTTTGACGATGCAGGACTTCATTTTGAAGTAGCTTGTACTGGTCTTACTAAAAAAGACGTAGTCTTAGATATTGAAGGGGATATTTTAAAAATCAGTTATACCAAACCAGAAAAAGAAGAATTTCATAAAGGAATGATTCATAATGGTTTATCTAAAAAATCATTTGATTTAAGATATAAAATTGCTCCTAAATTTGATTTAGGTTTAATTGATGCATCTTTAACAAATGGTCTATTAGAAATTTTTATACCGTTAGCTGAAGAAGCTAAACCAAAATCAATTAAAATTAAATAATAGTTTTATCAAAAAAACGTGTCCTAGCAATGTTTTTTACGTATATTGATGTCACATTTAATTTAAAAAACCTAATAAAAGTTATATGGCAAGAAAACCAAAGTCTATTACAATGATTGAGGATCCAAATTTGGAACCTTATTTCATTACTAATGATGAGAACTGTTATACGGTCAACATTAAAGTTGAATCTGACGCAAATCATTTCAGATCTACAGGCAAAAGTAAAACTTATACTAAAGCACTTACTTTCCATGCTAGTTTCGGATCTGCATTAGAAAGGGTAACTAAAGATCAGTTACACACAAAAGAATCTTATAAATCACTAAGTGATTTTTTAGAGCATTATAAAACAATTGAAACAAATATTAAAAATTACATTAATGAAAAAGCTTGAAGCAATGTTTGATGCGGTTATCGTTAAACCGATTGAAAACGAAGAAACACTATATGGGAATATTATTGTTCCTGATATGGGTAAAGAAAAAAACGAATTCGGGGAAGTAGTAGCTATTGGTACTGGTAGATTCACTATTAATGGTACACATATTCCTATGCAACTTAAAGTTGGAGATTTAGTAGTACTACCAACTCAAGGTTTTACAAAATTACCATTTGATGGTGAAGAATATTATGTAGGTCCTGAAAATCAAGTACTAGCTAAAGTACAAGAATCAGTGGAATCTGTATTAGCTCAAACTGAAGTAACTAAAGAAGATCAAGAAAATCTAACAGAATTATAAATATGGAAACTAAAATTAAATATGGTAAAGATGCAAGACAGGGTCTTGTAAGTGGTATTAATAAGTTAGCAGATGCAGTAGTCTCAACTTTAGGACCAAATGGTAGAAATGTTGTAATCTTTAGAGGGGTAGCAGCAGCACCTCAATCAACTAAAGATGGTGTAACTGTAGCAAAATCGGTTATTCTAAATGATTCAAATGAAGAATTAGGTGTAACAATGATTAAACAAGCAGCAGTAAAAACTGCAGATAAAGCTGGAGATGGTACAACAACATCAACATTATTAGCTAGGGAAATGGTAGTAAATGGTTTAGATGCATTAGAACTAAATGAAAATGCCGTTCAAATTAAAAGAGATATTGATAAAACAGTAGCAAAAGTTGTTAGTAACTTACAGAAAAATATATCTGAGGATATTTCTGAAGAAGGACAATTAGAACAAATTGCAACTATTTCATCTAATAATGACGCAGAAACAGGTAAACTTATATCTCAAGCAATAGATAAAGTAGGTTTAGAAGGTGTTGTTCACATTGAAGAATCTAAAACTGGAGATACATATCTTGAAACTGTTGAGGGTATGCAATTTGATAGAGGTTATAAATCACCTTATTTTGTAACAGATAATAATACAATGCAGTGTGTTTTAGATAATCCTGCAGTATTAGTTATGGATCATAGATTAAATTCAGTTAAAGAATTACTTCCAATTTTAGAAGCAGTATCTTCTCAAGGTAAATCATTATTGATTATTGCTGAAGATATTGATAATGAAGCATTAGCAACTTTAATTGTTAATAAAATGAGAGGTACAATTAATGTATGTGCCGTTAAAGCACCTGATTTTGGTGATAGAAGAAAATTAGTCTTAGAAGATATTGCTATCACAACTGGTGGTAAAGTATTTGATAAACAAAAAGGAATGAAGCTAGACAAATTCAGTTGGGATTGGTTTGGTGAAGCAAGAACAGCAACAGTAACAAAAGAGCAAACGACAATAGTAGATGGAAAAGGAACAGCTGAACAAATTGAAGCACGTGTTGAAGAACTACAATCGCAAATCGAAAAAGCGACAACCCCGTATGAAACAGAACAACTCCAAAACAGATTGGCAAAATTCGTCGGAGGAGTAGCTATTATTCATGTTGGTGGTAATACTGAAACAGAAATGTTAGAGAAGAAAGATAGAGTTGATGATGCGTTACATGCTACAAAAGCTGCTATTGAAGAAGGTATTGTACCAGGAGGTGGAGCAGCATTATTATATGCTTCAAATGGTTTAAAAGCTGATACTACAGGAGCTAAAATTGTAATTGAAGCTTGTGCTAAACCATTTACTCAAATTTTAGTTAATGCTGGTTACACAGATGTTAAAGGACAAATATTAGCAGATCAATTATGTAACTCAGGTAATGATGCTTGGGCAGGATATAATATTGAAACTGAAACAGTTGTTGATATGAAAGAAGCTGGTATTATTGACCCAACTAAAGTAACTAGATTGGCACTTGAAAATGCGGCATCAGTAGCAGGTACTGTTTTATTAACTGAATGTACAATAACTCAAGATAAAGAGTCAATTGAAGAAAAAATGAGAATCTTACAAGATGCAACAACAGGAGGTTTAGGTAATAACCAAGGTCGTTCTGTTGGAACATTCTAAAAAGGTTCGTATATTATAGATATGAGCAAAACATTAATAAAAGAAGACAACATTTTAATCGCCAGGAGAGTTCCTCCTGGTGATAAATGGAGGTTAGTAGCTGATGAGCCAGAAGGTCGAGTACATAAAACTTTAACTGATACGTTAGAAGCTTATATGGTTAAAACTGGATTTAAAGGTGAATATAGATTAGCACCCCTAAAAAGTGAATTATATGCTATTTCAACTAAAGAAGAAGTAATAGAAGACCCAAAACCACAACGTTATTCAATATATGGAGAATACTAATAGTTTACTTAACGAAAAATATAGACCAATAAAATTAGAGGATTATGTTGGTAATAAGAGTTTAAAAGACTCTATTGCAAAACAACTAGAGCAAAATGATATCCAAAATTATTTGTTTTATGGACCTGCAGGTACAGGTAAAACAACATTAGCTAAATTAATAACTAAAAATTTAGATTGTGATGCTCTTTATATTAATGCCTCTGATGAACGTGGTATAGAAACTATTAGGGATAAGGTATCAGGGTTTGCTAGTGTTGCATCATTTAAACCTATTAAAGTAGTAATTTTAGATGAAGCAGATTTTCTTACAATTCAAGCACAAGCATCACTTCGAAATATAATCGAAACGTTTTCCAGAACAACTAGATTTATTTTAACGTGTAATTATATTGAGCGTGTAATAGACCCTTTACAATCAAGGTGTACAACATTTAAAGTAGTACCACCAACAAGAAAACAAGTAGCTGTACATTTAGCTGGTATTTGTGATAGTGAGAGCATAAGTTATGAACCAACTGCCATTGGTAAAATAGTCAATAAATATTATCCTGATCTAAGGAAAATGCTTAATACTATACAGGCAAGTAATATTGAGAACAAGTTAATACTCGATGATTCTCTACTTGTCAGTACCAGTTATTTGTCTGCTATTCTAACTGAGTTGAAAAAAGATAAACCTAAATTTAATACTATTAGACAAATCATTGCTGATTCAAATGTAGATGATTTTGAAGAAGTATTTAGGTTTTTATATGATAAAGCTGACGAGTATCTTCCTGGTAAAGCAGGTACAGTGGCTATTCTAATTAATGAGCATCAATATAAAGCTAATTTTAGAATTGATAAAGAGATAAATATAATGAGTTTAATTAATAATTTAATAAATAATAAGTAATGAGTAATCAAAACCCACAACAACCTCAACTAAATGTTGATTTAAAAACTACTGAAGGGATTAAAAATTCTGAAGGTAATAGTATTTTCCAATCAGGAGTTATCCTAAGAAAAATATCTAAGTTTGTAGCAGGTACAGATAATGACGCTATTATGCCTATTCCTGTATTTTATGATCCTACAAATAATAAGATTTTAGGTGAAGGTATTCCTGTTGAATTGAGAGAGGAATTAAAAGATGAACTTTGCTAAATGAAAAATATATTTGATTGGCTTAAACAAATAAATTCAATCAAATCTGATCCAGATTCCTTTTCTGATAAAGACTGGGAACTCTGGAACAGCTATATGATTCATAGGTTTATGTCTATGAATCCAGACTATTTAGAATTAGTAAATGAGGCCCAAAAAATGCCTCCTCAAGACAAAAAACAAATTTATAACATATATAAAGAATATGTTCCTAAGAATACAAGGTGGAATAAGTATATTAAATCTAACTTTAAAAAACATAACACCCAATTATTAGATATTTTAAGTAATTATTGGGAATGTTCTAAAACTGAAGTAAAAGAATATTTAGATTTTTTGGATGACATAGAAATTGTACTTATATTGACCAGTATTGGATTAGAAAAAAAAGAAATTAAACCCCTATTAAAATGACAAAAGAATTATACAAAATGCTTAAATCATCTGCTCAAGCAGAAAAAGATAAAGCGTTATTATCACTAGAATTATTAGGTAATAATGCTGTTGGAATTGGAGACCATTCAACTGAAGATTTTTATAAAAATGCTGAAGAGGCCCTTTCAATGTTAGTTGACGCAGATGATAAATTAGAAACACTAGAAAAATATTTTAACACTTCAGAACAAGTAAATGGGTGATTCAGTAAAAGCATGGTACGATATGTTTCCAGACCAAAAGAAAAACATGAGCGATAGAGAAATAATGGATTCAAAATATCCAAAGAAAAAAATTGAAGAATTTATTGATGATGAAGTAAATCAAACAATAGCTGTATTCGAAGATGAATACCCTGAATTAGCAAACGAATTTAAACAAATACAAAAAGAAATGTATGAAATGTTTGCTCGTAAGCATATGGATTATGGTTTAAATAATATTGCTTTAGGAGGTGATATTGTTAATAATGCAGATGATAAAAAGTTTTCATTAACAGGGCTAGCAATTAGATTAACTGATAAAATTAGTAGATTAAAAAATTTACTCCTTAATGGTAAAAATTATGTTAAGGGAGAAGGAATGGAAGATACGTTTATTGACATAGCTAATTATGGAATTATTGGCTTGTTAGTAGGACGTGATAAATGGAAAAAATAAAATTTTGCCAAGGAAAATACCTAATATAGTTAAGGAGATTAGAAATAATCCACCTTCGGAAGTTAATTTTGCGTTTCAGAAAAATATATCTTATTCGCAAATGTCTATTTTTAGAGGATGTCCTCATAGATGGAAACTTCAATACAAAGATAAAATCAAACGATTTACGTCTAGTATTCATACTGTATTTGGTACTGCAATTCATGAGTGTTTACAACATTATTTAGATGTAGCTTATGAAAAGTCATTCGCAGCCGCAGATAGAGAAATTGATATGGAGGACTTTTTTAAACAAAAGTTTTTAGACGAATATCAATCTCAATATAAGAAAAATAATGATCAACATTTTTCATCTGCTGAAGAAATGAGGGAATTTTTTGAAGATGGTATGGGCATCTTAAATTGGTTCAAGAAAAAACGTAGTAGGTATTTTAGTAGAAAAGGATGGCATTTAGTTGGTTGTGAAATACCAGTTATAATAGCACCGAATAAAATGTTAAACAACGTACTATATACAGGGTATTTAGATGTTGTTATGTACAATGAAAACTCAAATACCTTTAAAATTATTGACATTAAAACCAGTACTAAAGGTTGGAATGACTTTAATAAAAAAGATGAAGATAAACAATTTCAATTATTATTATATAAACAGTTCTTTTCAGAACAATATAATATACCTTTAGAAAATATTGATATTGAATTTTTTATTGTAAAAAGAAAAGTGTTAAGTTGGGATGATGATAATATAATGTCACCTCATCAAGCATATAGAGTTCAAACTTTTACTCCTCCAAGTGGAAAAATAAAGTTAAATAGAGCAAAAACTGCAATTAGTAGTTTTATAAATGAATGTTTTAACTCTAGTGGTGAAATAAAAGAAACCATTTATCCTAAAACTCCTTCAAAATGGACTTGTACATTCTGTCCTTTTAAAGAAGATAAAGAATTATGTGGAGCAGGGTTAGACTTTATGTAGATTAATATATCTTACAATATGTATAGACAAATATAATGTTATTAAAATAAGAATTATGGCAAATCCAAAAAAGATGACACTTACAAGTGTCAAAGTTCAAAGTGATTTATTTAATGATTTCAAAGTAGAATGTGTTAGAAGAAAATTCTCATTCCAAAAACTTGCAGATCGTAGTCTTTATTTATATCTTACTGATGAAGATTTTAGAAAACAAATTACTAATCAAACGAATATTGAACTATAAACAAAATGAACATGAATAAAAGTTTTGAATACCTTCCTAAAGATAAAAGGAAGAAAATCGTTGTTATTTGTGATGATATTAGAGTACACTCTGGTATTGCAACTGTAGCTAAAGAAATAGTTACACATACTTGTCACCATTTTAATTGGGTAAATATAGCTGGAGCGCTAAAACATCCTGAAAATGGAAAACGATTTGATTTATCAGAAGACCTTAAAAAAAGAACAGGTGTTGAAGACCCATCTGCTACACTTTATTGTGTAGATGGATATGGTAATGAAGATCAAATATTACAAGTATTAGCACTTGAAAAACCAGATGCTTTATTATTAATTACAGATCCAAGATACTTCATGCATGTATTTAACATGGAAGATCACATTAGAAAAATATGCCCAATTGCATATCTTAATATCTGGGATGATTACCCAGCACCGAGATATAATCAAGCATTTTATGAATCATGTGATCTATTAATGGGTATTTCGAAACAAACAGTTAACATTAATAAATTAGTTTTAGCTGATTGTGATAATAGTAAAAGGGTATTCAAATATGTTCCACATGGTTTACACCATGAAGGTGATGATTCATATCACCCAGTTCCTGATAATGATAAAGGAATGCAAGCATTTAGAAAGAGTTTATTTAAAAACCAAGAAGTAGATTTTGTTTTATTCTTTAATTCTAGAAATATTAGACGTAAACAAATTCCAGATGCTATGTTAGCATTCAGACATCATTTAGATAGCTTACCTGATGAAAAAGCACAAAAATGTAGATTTGTATTACATACAGAAATAACTTCTAATGCTGGAACAGATTTATTAAAAGTAGCAGAATTACTATTTGGTGAAAAGTATCCTGAAGCAATTGTATTTTCAACTAAAAAATTACAAAGAACAGAATTAAATTATTTGTATAATATAGCTGATGCTCAAATATTACTTACATCTAATGAAGGTTGGGGGTTAACAATTACAGAAGCAATGTTAGCTGGAACTCCATTTATAGCTAATGTGACAGGTGGAATGCAAGATCAAATGAGATTTGTAGATGAAAACGGTAAATGGTTTACTCCTAATCCAGAAGTTCCTTCTAATCATAGAGGCACTTATAAAGAACATGGTGAGTGGGTATTCCCAGTTTATCCAACTAGTAGATCAATCCAAGGATCACCTGCAACACCTTATATTTTTGATGATAGATGTAAATGGGAAGATGCTGCTGAACAGATTAGTAATGTTTATGCTTTATCTCGTGAAGAAAGAAAAGCTAAAGGACTAAAAGGTAGAGAATGGTGTCTATCTGAAGAAGCTGGATTTACAGCTAAATACCAAGCTCAAAGAGTAATGGAAGCATTTACTGAACTTTGGGATGTTTGGGAACCAAGAGAGCAATATGAAATAATTAATGCTACAGAATATAAAGGAAAATTTTTAAATCATAAAATTATTTATTAATGAATAAACCAAGTTTTGTAATAAGTTGCCCATATGATACTTACAGTGGATATGGAGCTAGAGCAAGAGATATTGTTAAAGCAATTATCGAATTAGATAAATATGACGTTAAATTGTTATCACAAAAATGGGGAAATACGCCTTTAGATTTTTGTGCTGAAAATAAGGAATGGGAATTCTTACACAAACTTAGAATACCAGGTATACAACAAGGACAAAAACCAGATATTTGGATGCAAATTACTATTCCAAGTGAATTCGCACCTATAGGTAAATTTAATATTGGCTGTACAGCTGGTATTGAAAGTACAGGTTGTGATTCTAGATGGGTTGAAGGTTTAAATAGAATGGATTTAAATTTTGTTTCATCTAATCATAGTAAAAAAGTATTTGAAGATATTAAGTTTGAAAAACGTAATAAACAAACTAATGTAGTTGAAGGTGTAGTTAAATTAGAAAAACCAATTGAAGTAGTATTTGAAGGATTTGCTGAAGATGTTTACAAGCATATTCCTGCTAAAGATGTTACTTTTGATTTAAGTGGTGTTAAAGAATCATTTAATTATCTATTTGTAGGACATTGGATGAATGGTGCTTTAGGACATGATAGAAAAAATGTTGGGGCAATGATTAAATATTTCTTTGATACATTCAAAAATGTTAAATCAACAACACCAGGTTTAATATTAAAGGCATCAGTTGGTAGAAATAGTTACATTAGTAGAGAACAGATACTTGACAGAATTTTACAAATTAAAAAAATGTATCCATCAGGAACAAAATTTCCTAATGTTTATATTATTAATGGTTCTTTAAGTGACCAAGAAATGAATGAGTTATATAACCACCCTAAAGTAAAAGCTATGGTTAGTATTACTAAGGGAGAAGGATTTGGTAGACCATTATTAGAGTTCTGTTTATCTAAAAAACCATTAATAGTATCTGGATGGTCAGGACATATGGATTTCCAAAAACCAGGTGAAACAGTTGTATTAGGTGGAGCATTAGAACCAGTTCATGAATCAGCTGCTAATCAATGGTTATTAAAAGAAACACAATGGTTTCAAGTTGATCCTTCACAAATTAAAAAAGCATTTAAAGATGTGTATACTAAATATAAACAGTATGCTGTTAAAGGAAAAAAACAAGGACATTTTATTAAAACTAATTTTAGTTGGACTAAAATGAAGGAATTAGTAGGTGATATTTTAGATAAGAATGTACCTGATTTCCCTAAACAAGTAGAATTAAAAATGCCAGAAGGCAATTTACCTAAATTACAATAATATGCAACAATTTGATGAAATAATTAATTGCCCAAAATCAGGAGGTGATTTATGTTATAGAGTAGAAGTTACACCTGAAGTTACTAATTACTTTAGTATGTCATGTGGTTTTTGGACTAATTCATTGATGAAAGGAGATAGTGAATTTTATAAAGAACAATTGATTACTCTACCTGAATTATATAAAGATTTAGCTTGGATTGATTTAGACACAGAATTAATTTGGCTGCCAAATCATATCAATTTACCTGAACAAGGTATGGTATTTGCTTATGGCACTAGTGTTGAAGATTGGAAATGGGCAGCAGTTAAAGCTCAAAAATTAGACAAACCAGAAAAAACTAAAGATGGTAAAAAATTAGAATATAAACCTGATATGCAGACAATGAAGTTATTTGAAGAACGTGATTATATGGATGCTTTGTCGTATATTGGAGTATTACCTGAATAATATGAAAATAAGTTATGCAATTACTGTTTGTAACGAATTAGATGAAGTTACTAAATTATTAAATACTCTTTTAAAGTTTAGAAGAAAAGAGGATGAAATTGTAATTTTATTTGATAAAGGAAATGGTACAGCTGAAGTATGGAATCGTATTATTGAACTTAAAGGTGAAAAAAATGTAGTATATAAAGCAGCTACATTTAAACATCATTTTGCTGATTGGAAAAACCAATTAACAGAAATGTGTTCAGGTGATTATATATTTCAAATTGATGCAGATGAAATACCAAATGAAAATTTGATAAATCAATTACCTGCAATACTAGAATCAAATGAAAAAATTGAAGTTGTATTAGTACCTAGAATTAATACAGTAGAAGGTCTAACTCAAGATCATATAGTAAAATGGGGTTGGAGAGTTGATGAAAAAGGTCATGTTAATTTCCCTGATTATCAATGGCGTATTTGGAAAAATGTACCTGATATTAATTGGAAAAATAAAGTACATGAAGTATTAGAAGGATTTAATCATTATTCAACATTACCAGCTAAAGAAGAATATTGCTTATATCATCCTAAAGATATAAAAAGACAAGAAAAACAAAATGATTATTATAGTACATTATGATTAGTATAATTATTCCAACTTATAGAAATCCAGATTATTTAGATATTTGTTTACAATCAGCTATTGATCAACAAAATCATAAAAATGAAATTATTGTTGCTGTAGATGGATTTATTGAAGAAAGTAAACATGTTTTAGATAAACATAGGGAACATATTAAAATATTAGATTTAGGTGCAAATCAAGGTATGCAGCAAGCACTTAATTTAGCTGTAATGAATGCTAGTAATGAAATTATTTTCATTGTTAATGATGATAATGTTTTTTGTTCTGATTTTGATGATGTTATATTAAACAATGTTAAAGAAAAATCAGTATTAACATTAAATCAAATAGAACCTACAGGCCCTAGTATGTTTGATTTTCCTGAATATGATTTTGGACGTAACCCTAAAGATTTTGAATACTCAAAATTTATTGAATATGAAAAAACAATAAAAAATAATAAGTTAACGGTTGATGGAGGCATATTCCCCTTTGCAATGTATAAGAAAGAATATATGATTGTAGGAGGATTTGACGTAATGTATCAATCTCCTTTTATATGTGACTGGGATTTCTTCTTAAAACTGGATTTAAACGGTATCGGCTTTGTTAGAACACATGAAGCGCACCTATACCATTTTGGTAGTACAGCTACAAAGAATGGGAACGAAGGTGAAAAGTTTAGAGCGACTGAAGGACCTGCAGCTCAGTTATTTATGTATAAATGGGGAATTGCCCCTCAACTATTTAATAACTTATCTCACAATCCTAAAAATGGTGAGATTATAAAGGGAATAAAATATGAGTAAGAAAATAAAACAATTAACTAAACCACAATTTGAAAAGTTTTATAGTACATTAAAAGAATGTAGCGGTATAGGCGAATTAAGAGTACAAGATTATCTTACAATTAAGAAAATAATTAGAAAAACCAAACCAGAAAGTATATTAGAATTCGGATTTAAAAATGGTAGTAGTGCAGCTATGTGGGCTGCTGCTTCACCAACATCAAATATTATTAGTGTTGATATTACTACTAATGATATAACAAATGAAAATTCAAATAAAATACTTGCTATAATGCAGGGTGGTTCTTTTAACTTACATAAAGTTGATCTTCATCGTTTAAATAAAGAAGAATATCAAAGTGATCTAATATTTGTAGATGGCAACCCATTTTTAATTGATTTAGAAATGGACACAGCTAAAAGTTTGGATCCAAAATATATAGTAGTAAATAACTGGTTTCATTCACGTCATAGAGAAGAAGTACAATCAGCAGCACAAAAAATCAATTTTAAATTAGTAGAAGCATTTACCACAGAATGTGGTTTAGCTTTATTACATAATCCTTATCATGAGAATCATATATAGAATATCAGACAGTGGTTATAATAAAGTAAAGCCTGATTATATTAATAATGAAGCTTGTTTAGCCAATGCTATTGATAAATTTCCAAATGCATATTGGGATATAATTGCTGATAATGTTTCTAGTGAAACCAATGATATGATTCAAAAATATGTTCCTAGGAGTTCAATATTTTATGTGAATGTAGGACATGGAGCTGGTACATTTAATATAGCTTTAGATGGAGCATTAAAATTAGATGATGATGAAATAGTATATTTTCTTGAAAATGATTACTTACATAGACCAGGTTCAGATGTAATTTTAAAAGAAGGATTTGAATTAGGAGCTTCATTTGTTTCGTTGTATGATCATCCAGATAAGTATATAGATCCATCTAAAGGAGGTAATCCATACTGTCAAGGTGGTGCTGAAGATACTAGGGTATATAAAACAAATTCCGTACATTGGAAAGTAACAAATAGTACAACTATGACATTTGCTTCTAAAGTAAAAACATTAAAAGAAAATGAAGAAATAATCAGAAAACATACATCAGGAGCACATCCAGATGATTTTTATATGTTTACTGAACTAAGAAATAATAATAAGTTGTTAATTACCCCTATACCAGGGTATGCAACACACGGTGAAACGGCTTGGTTAAGCCCATTAACAGATTGGTCTAAAATATGAAAAAAAGTATATTAATAACAGGTGTAGCAGGTCTATTAGGTAGTAGATTAGCTGATTGGATAATTGAAAACAAAGGTGATGAATACCAAGTAGTTGGTGTTGATGATCTAAGTGGTGGTTTTAAAGAAAACGTACATCCAGATGTTAAATTCTGGCAAATGGATTTAGTTAATCATCCTATTGAAAATATATTTGAAGTACATAATATTAAATATGTATTTCATTTTGCTGCTTATGCTGCTGAAGGATTATCGCCTTTTATACGTGGATACAACTATGATAATAACTTAAAAGCAACAGCCCGTATAGTTAATGAATGTATAAAACATGACGTTAAAAGATTGATTTTTACGTCTACATTAGCTGTGTATGGTCATGGTTATGGAGGTGTTTTTGATGAAAATCAACAACAAGCACCAATTGATCCTTATGGAGTTGCAAAATATGCTTGTGAAATGGATATTCAAATTGCAGGTGAACAACACAATTTAGATTGGTGTATAATAAGACCTCATAACGTTTATGGTATTAAACAAAATATCTGGGACAAATATAGAAATGTACTTGGTATTTGGATGTTCCAACATTTAAATGGTCAACCAATGACTATATTTGGAGATGGAAAACAAACAAGAGCATTTAGTTATATAGATGATTCACTAGAACCACTTTGGAATGCAGCTGTAAGAGATGAAGCTAGTAAACAAATTATTAACTTAGGAGGTATAGCTGAACATTCTATATTACATGCTAATCAAATATTACAAACAGTAATAGGTGATGGTGAAACTATATTTCAAGAAGCTAGACATGAAGTTAAACATTCAATTCCAACATATCAAAAATCAATTGATATATTAGGTTTTGAACATAAAACATCATTAAAAGCAGGTTTAACTGAAATGTGGGAATGGGCTAAACAACAACCTATGAGAGATAGATTTGTATGGCCTAGTTACGAATTAGATAAAGGAATTTATAGCTTTTGGAAAAATGATAACTAATATAATTATACCAAAAAAACTTACGGATCCTATTTTAAATTGGACTAAGGAAAATATTGATAATATAAACTTAACATCAATACCAGCTGACCATGAAGGTGATCTTATTGGTTTTAGACATTTAGATTGGACAGAACTTCCAGTAAAACAATGGATAAAAGAAGTAGATGATTATATTTCAAAAAAACTAAATATTAAATCACTACCAATTAATAAAGATGATGGTTATTGGATTTGTTTAAGTAAAAAAGGATGTAAAGTAAAAAATCATAAGGATCCAAAACCATCCCCAAAATCAAGTATGATTAGATTCAATTTAATGCTCCAAAAACCAACTAGTGGTGGTAAACCTGTAATTGAAGAAGATGAAATTACTGTAAAGCAAAATCAAGTCTGGATTTGTTTAGCATCGAAATACTATCATAGAGTAACAGAAGTAAAAGGTAATAAAGATAGAATATTATTAAGTATAGGACATACAATTAGAGACAACAAATTAAATGAATTAGGTTTATGAATTTAGGGATTATAGGACAAGGTTTTGTTGGTAATGCTGTTTACCAAAAATTTAAAAATTATTATAATGTTTTAACTTACGATTTACAAGCACGATTATGTAATTCTACTTATGATGAAATATTTTATAAATGTAATATTATATTTGTTTGTTTACCTACACCAATGAATAATGATGGTAGTTGTCATCTTGGTATAGTAGAAGCTGAATTAAGAGATATGAATGAAAAATGTAAATTCGAATCAACTGAATCTAATGTTATAGACAAAACAGTTATTATTAAATCAACTATACCTCCAGGTACAACTCAAAAATGGAATGACCAATTTAATAAATTAAATATTATATTTAACCCTGAATTTTTAACTGAAGCTAATGCTGTTAAAGATTACGAAAACCAAACTAGAATTATTTTAGGTGGTCCTAGAGAAACAACTACTAAATTAAAACCACTATTTGCTAAAGTATTTCCTAAAGCATCTATTATTAAAACTGATTCAACATATGCTGAAATGGTTAAGTATGTTACTAATTCATTTTTAGCTATGAAAGTATCATTTGCAAATGAAATGTATGAAATATGTGAAGGATTAGATATTGATTATGATAAAATAATTGAATACGCTTGTTATGATGAGCGTTTAGGTAAATCACATTGGGCAGTACCAGGTCCTGATGGTGATTTTGGTTATGGTGGGCATTGTTTCCCTAAAGATGTTAAAGCATTAGTAACAGTAGCTGAAGATTTAAACATTTTTCCTGAAATGTTATTAGCAACTGATGCTAAAAATGATTCCGTTAGAAAAAACAAAGACTGGGAAGACATGAAAGGTCGAGCAGTTATCTAAAGACTCCCGCGAAAAAATTTTGATTTTGCAGAGATTTTACGTATATTTACAAAGTAAATAAAAATAAATTACATATGCGAAAATTTCAAGCAATACTTAAAAATGGCTATAATGGTAGTAAATTATTTGATACACCATTACAAGCACTAAAATTTTATCCAAATCAAATAAAAACATTAAAAGAAATTACTATTGAAGATTTTACTAATATAAAAACTGGCAATAGAAATAAACGTGGTCGCCAATTTGCAATGAGAGCAAACGGGAGATAAAAATTAAATTAAATTAAGGTTATGCAAGAACTACAAGAGTTTATTGACAAAATGCGTGCTACAAGTAGTAGCACGGATAAAGTCCAAATTATTAAAGAATCAAGTAGGTATATTCATAAAGTTTTAGAATATACATACAATCCTTTTAAACAATATTACGTTACAAGTAAAACAATTAAGAAAAACCCAGATATTTCAAATACTGGATATTTCGATTTGTTTTATTTATTAGATGCTTTAAGTAAGCGTACTGTAACAGGTCATACAGCTATTGCTCATATAAACGCTTTTACTGAAGGTTTAAGTGATAGTGAAGTTGAATTAGTATATAATATCATTGATAAAGATCTAAAAATTAGAGCTGGAGATAAAGTAATTAATAAAGCAGTTCCTAATTTAATACCAACATTTTCAGTTGCATTAGCTAAAGAATATGATGGTAAATGTGATTGGCAAAATGATAATTGGTATGCTTCAAGAAAATTAGATGGTGTTAGATGTTTAGCTGTCGTTAACTACGAAGGTGAATGTACGCTTTATTCTAGAATGGGTAAAGAATTAACTACATTAAATAAAGTAAAAGAAGCTATTGAAGCAACAGGTATTATTAATACTGTATTTGATGGTGAGATTTGTTTAATTGATGAAAATGGAAATGAAGATTTTCAAGGTGTAATGAAACAATTAAGACGTAAAGATCACCAAATTGAAAATCCTGCTTATATGATATTCGATATGATTCATAAACCTAATTTCGATAATCAAGAAGGTGGTCCTATATTAAGTGAAAGATTAAGAGCATTAAGAGGGTTTCTAACAGGTAGATTCATTAAAGGCGATATTTTACGTTATACAGATCAATTTATTATTACAGATGGTAGACACTTTGATAAATGGGGTCAAATAGCAACTGATAATAAATGGGAAGGATTTATGTTACGTAAAGATGTTAGTTATGAAGGTAAGCGTACTAAAAACTTACTTAAAGTAAAAAAATTCTATGATGCTGAATATGAAGTGATTGATTTTGATATTGATGATCACGAAATAGTAGTTGATGGTAGATCAGAAACAGTTCAAATGTTATCACAAGTATGGATTGAACATAAAGGACATAAAGTAAAGGTTGGTAGTGGTTGGACTCAAGATCAACGTTTACAGTATATGGATGGTTCAATTGTAGGTAAAACAATTACAGTTCAGTATTTCGAAGAAACTAAAAACGATAAAGGTGGGATTAGTTTAAGATTTCCTACAGTAAAAATTGTACATGGAGAAAAAAGAGAATTATAATATGAAAATAAAAATAAACCCTAAAATAAAAGAACTAATAGGCCCAGAAGCATTTTTAGCTTGGCTATCAAATCGAGATAATGCTTTATCACTATATAATATGGGTGATGTTGCAGGTAGATGGATTGAAAAAATTATTGAGCAGAATGAAGGTGATGGTGTAAATGAATCAACAAATCAAAATACACATGGCCATGATGTTAAAAGAAATGGTAAAAAAGGTGAAATTAAAACCACCTCTACAAAAGTTACCACTAAATCAACTCAAAAACATCGTACTTGTTATATGAAAATAGGTGGGCTTGAGGATAAGAGAGGTAAAACTGATGAATTTATTATTTTTGATAAAGTAAATTTTCATAGGTTTTGTATTCCACATGATGTGTTTTTTAGTGAAGGAGATTTTTATGGTGAAGGTAGAACACTATCATTCAGATGGTATGCAGATTATGATGAAGATAAAACATTTATTAAAACAAAACGTAACTTATTAGATGATGGAACATATAAACTTAGATCCAAAAAAATGTCTAATAATACAAAATTATTAAAAAAATATCAAATTTTAAACTAAATTACATATTTATGCTACAGACTATTAAAAAATCAACTATGAAATACAAAATGATACCCTGTTCATCATGTGGTGAACCAATGCCTGAATTAAGGTTAACTCAGTATGGTTATGATTTTTGTGTTACTTGCTCTGAAAATGGTAAGGGTCAAGGTAAAAAACACGGGATCCCTGTTATGATGGGTGAAGGTGATCACACTTGGATTGAAACTGTCATTATGGATGATAAACAATTTGAAGCATATCAGCGTAATGAAAAAGCGTTAAAGGATCTCCCTAAAACAAATAAGGCAGAAATGCTAAATATGGATAAAGAGGAGAGAAATTTAATAGGGCCTCTTACAATTAAAGACGAGAATGGCAAATAAGAAGAAATTCTTAAGTAAGGAACAAATAGTTGCAGCTCAAGCCAAAACATTATCTAATATGGCTGCGGCAAGGTACCTTCATGTTTCATACCAGCATTATAAGAAATACGCTAAAATGTATAACTTATTTGAGCAACATAAGAACCAAGCTGGTAAAGGCATCCCTAAATTTTTAAATGGTCCTAAAAAGATGCCTCACATGATGGAAATAATTGAAGGTAGAATAGCTGCTTCTTCATTTGATCCTGCAAAACTTAAGTATGCTCTTATAGAACAGGGATATTTATTAGACGAGTGTACTGTGTGTGGTTTTAAAGAAAGGCGAGTACTTGACTATAAATCGCCGTTATTACTGCATTTTAAAGACAATAACAGTAACAACTACAGTTTAGACAATATAGAGCTACTGTGTTATAATCATTATTTTTTACAAGTTGGAGACGTATTTAATAAACAAGACGTTAAACAAATTGAATCAAAACAAGAACAATATAAAACTACAGAAAAAATAGAATGGGAAGTAGATGATTATCATTTACAACGTTTGAAAGAATTAGGATTAGACGATGATGAGGATGACGTAAACCAATATATTTCCAGAATATGAGAAAAATAAAATCATTAAACAAGAAACATCATAAGATAACTCGTGATTACGATAAACAAAAAAGTAAACACGTAGAAAAATTAACTGATAAAATGCTTAAAAATGATGAAAAAGCCCAACAATTAAAATCTAAACAGATAAAGGGTGATTTTCTAAAAAACTTTTAATATGAATACATTACGAAACTTATTTGTATGCTGTTTAGCAGTATTATTTTTATCTGCTTTTAAGGAATACAAAAGATCAATAATGCCTATAAGCCATGTTATTACATTACCAATTAAAACTATGATGCCTCTAGATATTGATCATTTAGAGACACCTGAATTTGAGATTAAACCAACATCACATCAACAATTTTTAGATGCTATTGGACATAGAGAATCAAGTGGTAGATATGATATTGTTAATAGCTATGGTTACATGGGTAAATACCAATTTGGTAAATCAACTCTTAAAGGGTTAGGAATTAAAACAACTAAAGAAGAATTCTTAAATAATCCTGAATTACAAGAACATGCAATGCATGAGTTATTAAAACATAATAAGAAAAAATTAAAACGTTTTATTGAAAAATATGATGGTGAAGTAGTACATGGAGTATTAATTACTGAATCAGGTATTTTAGCAGCAGCTCATTTGGCAGGACAAGGAAATGTTCGTAAATTCTTTAGAAAAGGATACGAATTTAAAGATGGTTATGGTACTACTATGACGTCTTATATGAATCAGTTTAGTGGTTATCAATTAAATTTATAATATGCACGTTTGGCCTCATACATTACAAGAAGATCATTTAAATAATTTTAAACAATATGGTTATATTCATTTACAAAACATGATACCTAAATTTGTTTTAGATGATTTACGTAAAAGATCTATTGATTTAAAATTAAAATATCAAGATAAAGAAGGAGAACCTAGACATAATGGCTCAGGTACATTTTGGAAAGGGTTAGAATTAGCTAGTACATTAGATCCTAATTTATGGAAATACTACACAGCTGATATGATGTATGTTTTATCTAGATTGTATTTAGAATCTGAACCTTATTTATTTAATGATCAAGTTGTAGTTAAAATGCCTGGAGAACAATTTCACTTTGATCCTCATTTTGATAATCAATTTGGACCTGATGTTCAAGGGGCATTAGATGGTAAATTCAAAACCATAAATTGCTGTTGTATATTAACTAATATGCCTGAAGAAACAGGCCCTTTAATGTGTAAAAATACACTTACAGGTGATTATGATTCATTACCAGCTGAAGCAGGTGATATAATTATAATCGAGGGTAATACACTACATGCTTCAAATGAAAACAAATCAGATAGAGTAAGAGCATTATATGCTTGTGTTTATTCAAGTAAAGCGATAGGTAACTTTGATAAAGGATATTATAATGAGAAATTTAAGGGATATGACAATTAGTACAAAACAATTATTTAATAATATGAGTGATGAAGACTTTATGATAGTACATGAAGCAGGTAAATTAAAAGAATTCTGTGATGCTCTATCAATTGATCTTCAACCTAAAAAAGACGATGAAAGATTCGAAGCCTAAATTACAGACTATAGAAGTTACCTTACAAGAACGTATGGCTGCTACAAGACCTAATGTGTATAAAAATAGAAAAAAATACACAAGAAAAGAAAAACACCCGCATAAAAATTTGGATACCTGAGGGAAAGGACGTATATTTACAGAGTAAATAAAAATAAAGGTTATGAAAGTAATAGATGGTATGGTTTGGTGTAATGAAATAGAAAAATGGGTTACACCAGAAGAATATAAACAATATTGTGAGCCTAGCTTCGATTGGGATAACGAAGTTTTAAACGCAAGATAATATGGCACTTTGGCATTTCACAAATTTAAATAAATACGGAAATCCTAGAAGTAGGATATTTCATAGACCAGATGGTGAAGCATTTAGTTTTAACCCAAATGGTTTTGGTTCATTTGTAGCAGTAAGAAGATACAAATATGAGTATGAGCATCCTGTTATGCCTCCTACTATATTAGAATTGAATGGTAAAACATATTTAATGCCATTATGGAAGGAAGTAGTTAAAGGTACTACTATAAATGATATTGAATGGATTAAACCTAAACCAAAGAAAAAATCAGAAACTATAGTAGTAGAAACACCTAGTTCAAAAGGTGATGTTATTTATAAAACGAGATTCTATCCTGATTCAGGTAATTATACTTGTAATTGTCCAGGTACATGGAGAGCAAAGGATAGAATGTGTAAACATATTATTAAACTTAAAAGCGAAATAGAAAATGGCAAAAGATAATAGATACGTAGTTACATTTGAAGCATATGTTTATGCAGAAAATGATTATATGGCTAGAAAAAAATCACATGCAGTTAATGATTCAATTAATGCTATAATGAATGTTCAAGATTCTGAAGTAACAGATATTGTTGAGCAACCATTTGGTACTATGGGTAATAGAAAACTGGATGACATTTCAAAACCAATTAAAAAAGATAAAGATGAGCCACTCCCATTCTAAATATATGGATTGCTGTATTTGTGGAGCACCAGTAACTGATATGTTTGGGCATAACCCAGAACCAGTAGTATCAAAAGGTAGGTGCTGTACACAATGTAATTTTAATATTGTTATTCCAGCTAGAATGTCTCAACTTAAAGATAGTTATGGATATTAAAAAAGGTGATTGGATCATTATTGATGATCATATGCGTAAAAAATGTTTTGGTAAAACAGAACGAGGTAATTATTTAATAAAAATGTATGGTAAACTAATGCAAGTACCACACAATAGAGTTTATAAAGCAAATTATGGAAAATAGAGGTAGGCCAAGTGAAAATACAGTTAAACCTACTAAATGGGTTTTAGAAACTGGTGATATGAGTTATTATTATGATGTTAAGAAAAACCCAAATGGGTGTTGGAAAACAGTAAGTCATGATACAACTAAATATCCTAAGCCAAAAATTGAACAAAGAATGTATGGTAAATCACCTGTTGTAATGGTATTTAAAACATCAAATCGTTCTAATGCTAAAACAAAAATGAAAGTATTTAGAAAAAATATTGATTATGTTTTAACAGCTAAAAAATTACCTGGCGTACCAGAAATAGCTGAAATATTAGAAGTAGGAGTTGGTAAGCCATTCATTGATAAATGGAAACAAAAATATAACTTAACTTAACCTTTATATATTTATAATAAACAAAAAAAGTTTAATCAATACAATTAATTATGTTAAAAATTATAGGTCTTATAGTAGTATTAGTAGCAGTAGGAGCGGCAATTTATTATTTCGGTTTCTACAAGAAAGGAAAAATTAACGATAGAGATGGTGATTTTATTCCTGACGAAATCGAAGATGCAGTAGAAGATGTTAAAGATGGAGTTAAAGAAGTAAAACGAAGAGCCAAAAACGTAAAAAAAGAATTAAAAGACGTTGTTGATGCAGCTAAAGAATTAGGTAACCAAATGGGAGACGTTGGTTCAGCTGTTAAAGGTAAAAAAAGACAAGGTCGTAAGAAAAAATAAAAACATGAGCAAATATAATCTATCAGATTTACTTAATGAGTACATAG